CGGCTGGGTCGGACAGAAACGCTTCGAATTCGTTAATGCCCAGAGTATCGGATAAGTGATTGTACGCCTGAGCATGAATCTGCTCGAAGAAGCTGAAGGCGCGAGCCATAGCCAGGACTTCTGGCTTTGGAAACTTCCGGCATACCACATCGCCCCAATACTCAGAGATGCCCATCTCCATGACCGTGAACCCCCTAAGCACCCCCGCAATGAGGTCACGCTCACTCCGGGTAAGGTTTTGTTGCCAGTCAACGACATCAGATCCCATGGCAACTTCTTCCGGGCGCCAGACTGACGCCACAGCCTTCTTGTAGTATTCGAAGAATTCCGGGTAATCAAATCCACTGGCCTTTTTGTAGACCATTGGGGTATGGGACAGAATCGACATGATGACAGGGGGTCGTTAGTGTATACTAGCAGATTTTCTGACCAATAGCACACTGGTCGTAAGCCCGGTACGCGTGCCCCCGATAGGACATCCAGCGGGTCGCATCGCAATGGATCCAGTTCCACCACCGGAGGTGGTCCGCCTTGTGCTGGTCGGTGTCGTACCTGACGCCACGGTACGTGGCGATGTGTTCATGCTCAGTCGTAGACATTGGAAAGTGCTGGGGTTTCGGGGTAGCGTTCACGCAGTTGAGCGAGGGCGGAATCGGGCAAGGAGGCGGACAGGGCTCGGAAAATATCTCCAACCGCGCTGGTACGGTCCGGCTTCATCCCTGATTTGTACTGCTTGCCTTCTTTGAAATTAGGTACAACTCCGTAGTACTTTTCAGATTTGATGTCCTGTACTACGTAGTATTTACGCCCTTGTGCCATGCCATCTTCGGTGACGACGTGACCGACGGGAAGATCGATGGTACCGGTATCGCCCGGATCCTTGTCACCGGCCTCTGGCCGGTAATCGTCCGTGCCACCGTACGAACCTTGGCCACCGTTCACTTTCGCCGGTCCGCGACTACTATCTGCCGCTACAGATTCGGAGTGATATTCATCTTCTCCACCGGCCGAACCCGTAGGGTTCGGGGGAATATCATTTGGACCCGTGCCAAATTTCGCCTCGCCGAAGGAATAGGTGACCTCGTCAGGGCTAGGGGCCGTCCACCCATATGGGGGTTGGAAGTTGTTATCGGTCATGAACTCTTATCTTCTGTATAGCTTTCAACGTGAAAAAGGCGGAGAGATCCGCATCCCTCCGCCCGTCAGTTTATTAACTGATCGAAGAAGCCGATCAGAAGTTCAGATCCAGAGCATCATCGCTGATTTCTTCCTGTGCGGAAAGGATCATTGAGCAGCGGATGCGAACTTTACCATCCTGCATCACCGTCTTATCCTTGATGTGGATAGTCGCGGGTTTCTCGGCCGAAACCTCGGGCTGGGTAGCCAGAAGCGGACGGAGAGACGCATGAGCCCAGCACTCGGCGGTTTCACCGGGAACGGGATAGTCAGCCAAAATGATACGGTACGACGCACCGTATTGGGTGTTAACTCCGCGGTAGCTTACCACCGTGTAGCTCTCACCCTCTTCCAGATCACGAAAATCGATATCGTGGTCGGCGTTTTGGCGGCTACCAGTTCCTTTGGGGGTTGCTTCTTGAACTTGGGAGAGGATATCCTCTTCCTTGTTCTTTTTCATCAATGCGTTGAGAGCCTTGATTTCGGGGGGATTTTGCCAATCGACAAAACGTACGGCGATGGGGAGAACGACCTGCCCAGATCCGTCTTCTTCATCTACCGATACCATCAGCGCTGCGTCGTTGCCACGACCACTGAAATTGAATTCGGCAAACTCAGACTCGAGAGACACGGGTTGACCGTTGATATCAACAGTTACACCCTCTTTCCCGAGAGAAACCGGGATGTAACGGTTACCCCACTGGATGTAGGCGCGACCGGATTCGGTACCCTCCACATTGTCCGCACCGACCTTCAGGATCGGACCGAAGAGACGATTGTAAACGCCGTCTTCCGCCTTGATAAGGAAAGTGTTTTCTTCGAGCGGCAGCTCTTCGCCAGTCAGGGCGAGAAACACTTTATCAAGATCGCGCCGCATTGCTTTTGGCAGGTTGGCGTTAGGAAGAGAGGTATATGCTCCCGTATACTCACGACCTGCCAGAGGTGCGAGATCTGGAGATCCGGTTCCTACTTGGATTGTCTTGACTGTAAACGCTGTAGTTGTTGCCATTGGGTTAGTTCTCACTAGATATGGTCGGCTCAGGAGTGGCCGACAAGAGAACTATAGCATGGGATGGAGGGGAGTGCGTGGTTTTACTTTTTCTTAAGACTTACCAGGTATGCTTGCGCCTCAATCCTAATTCTGTACAGTTGGGTCGAGAACGGGTTGAGGGGGCAGAGAGGAGGGATATACAGCACCAGCACACCCCAAACCCTGTACTCCCTCTCAAACGGGCACTTGGCCGGGATAGCCCGGACCCAACGTTCCGCGAGTTCAGGGGTCCATTTGCGAGGTTCGAGCCACGGCAAATTCCATTTCGGTAGCGATGCGGTGAAAATTCCCCACCACCGAGGCGGTCGTGTCCGTGTCATGCTAAAACCTCCTTACTTTTTCATGACCAACCCGTATAGACGGATTGACCCACATGTCTATTTTCGCGTCGCGTAAATTAAACGCGAAAGAAAGATCTTCTGATAGTACCTCGTAATCCTCGGAACGGTTGTAACGAATAATTTTTGGTGCAAACCACGGGAATTTGAGTTTTTCCATGACTCCCTTCCGTATCAGCATCCAACCCATACCGCACCAATCAATACGATACGGTTCTTTTCTGTTTACAATGTCTGTGTCGTTTCGAAACGAATAAATATAGTCGATATCATAGATGGGTAACGGTGGATCATTAGGTTCAGGATAGGGGAACTCAGTTTTATTAAAATAACCGGTAACAGGTAAACCATTGGATTGATAGTACCAGCCAGTAGCTACTTCAACATTCATAGTAATCAAAGCATCGAAGTCGGAAGGCTTGAAATCGATGTCAGAGTCTATCCAAAGTAGGTAGTCATACACTAATTGATTAGTGAACGGTCTTTGATAAAGACCGTTGCTGTGGTGACCTCCAGCGACTTGTGCTCGTATTTGGTGGATTTCAGGCGAGTACCCTTGAGATAAAGTGGCGATTAGTCCGTATTTTCGCAAGTGATTCTCAAGTAGCACAAGATTTTCTACGAACCGGTAGGAATACGTATAACCCGGAAGACAGATAACAACTCGAGAACCTGAATACGACGTAATATCGTGCATGGCATTAGATAACCCGAATCTTCTCATGGCCAACCCGAACTTCAGGATTCATGACAATCTCAAAACCTGCATCGCGCAGACTGAGTTGGAACGACAAATCTTCTGACAACGTGTCAATGATCGTTTCAGTTGCTCGGACGTTTTTTGGGGCAAACCATGGGTACGGAATTTTTTCCATTACTCCTTTTTTAATAAGCATCCAACCCATTCCAACCCAGTCAACCACATAAGAGTCGGTTTTATCGGAAATATCTTTATCTGGGCGAAACAAATAGGTGTGACCAGGGTCGTATAGAGGTAGTGACGGATGTGATTTTACCTTTTTACACGCAGACTTGTCAATGAATCCACAGGCCGGATTTCCATCTGGTTGGTAGTACCAACCTGTCGCGACATTGACACCCATTTCCAAAAGATCTGTGAAATTTTTTCGGTTGAACACAATGTCCGAATCGATCCATAGCAGGTAATCGTAGTCGACTTCGGCTTCATCAAACGGTGTTTGAAACGTCCCTCTAGTGACATCTCCACCACCACAAATATTCCGTAGCCTGTGGATACAGGAAGAGTGAGTCTGGGCTAGGGTTACCTTTATGCCGTGAACAGCCAGCAGACTGTTAAGACCTACGATGTTTGTAAGAAAAGTCCCGGAGTAGTAGTCTCCAGGAAGGCAAAAAACAAATTTCTTGCCTTCGTATTTTTCGAGTAATGGGTCGGACACAGGGGGAAAGAGGTACTATCTCACCCTCATTATAACATAAACCTACTGTACGCGCATGATATATGCGAGTGAGTACCAAAGCGGTTCGACAGCGCTGACACCTGATAAAGAGTGAGAGTGGCCGACGGAGGGATCAGATCCACCTGCCAAACTATTTTGATTACCGGGTGCACAAAGTCCATCCGTTATACATCCACCACCTCCGCCAGTCCAAGAGTTACCCGTATTGATTACCACGTTGGAGTAGTTTGCTCCATCCGTACCGCCAAGAATATTAATTACGCTGTTGCCATATACTCCATGGACGTGACGAGGGATATTTTGCTGCTGAAGAGCAGTTGCCCCAGTTGCTCCAGTAAGGGTAGGTCCACCAGATTGATTATTGTTAGCGGTTGTAGTTGCACCCTTAATGAAACGGTTTAGCAGGTTGGGTGTCGTGCGACCGTTTTTTGTTTGACCGTCACATATAGCCCAACGGGGATTTGTTGCGATATCTTCTACCGTACCAGACCACATAATAATGCCACCGACTGGTACAAAACCTCCATAGCTCGGGTCGACGTTTACGGTATACTGTAAAATGTTGTCGGTTGGGTCGGCAGGGTCACCACCGGGAACTTCAACAGACTGGCTAGTAACCAGAATGCCCGTACCCTGCACGAATGCGCTTTCAAACCGGAGATTAAGCTCTTGGGCTAGGTTGAACGCGCTGACCGCTACTTTGTCACTAATGCCTGTCGACTGACTACCCAGAGCGCCACGGATCATGGATTGATCAGCGAGTTGAATGATGCCGGCTTTAGACGTGCTGGCATACACCTGGGGTGGATTTCTACTGGCGACAATGTCGCCAGTGGTAAGCGACTTAAATATTGTATCGTTGCTGAAGAATACGGTGGTGTTACGACCTAGCACCAGACTTGAGTCGTCCTGCATTAAAAGGGTGTTGCGGACGATGACATTGTTCAGGATCTGGTTGGTCACGTTGCCCGGTTCGCCTTCGGCTGCCAGCGGAATCGCGAATTGCTCGCCGGACCTAAGGTCAAAGACCGTCGTACCAATGTAATAACTGCCTTCCTCGTTCATGCCGGTGGCGTATACTCGGCCGCCGTTTTCCTCAACGATAATTTTTCCTAGCGCAAAATCCTGCTCTAGCGGATCGCCTTGGAAAGTGGGGAACGCAGTGTCATAGTTCAGGTATCCTGTCCATTCCCAGGTGTGACCTGAAGCACGGATTACAGATGGACGGCGTAGGCCGATTCGGAAACCGGTGGCTGTTACACTAGCCGACGTCTTAATGGTTATCGGAGTTACCGACGGACCCAACGCAGCACTGTAGTGGACACCTGACCGGGCTTGCATTGCCTGCAGGGCGATCTTTGTGATGCTCTCAGCCGGGTCTTCCGTTAGTTCCGGGTAGTCGTTATCAACTCTAGGATAGTGATCACCTGTAAATACGTTTCGGGCTTGAGAACCCTGAGTAAGGTAAGTTACGTACTGACCAGGGAATCGGATGTCTTGTTTACCAGGTCTAAAAACCTCATCGTAAGTTCGAACCTGTGTAATAGTTAACGGATCAAGACGCAATTCATTGGAGTCGTTAAGAGGATAACCTGATACCCCCTCTTGTTTCTCCATGATATAGTACGGTTGTGGTCTCCTGATACCACGTTCTTTTAGGTAGCCGTCTAAAACAACACGATACACCCTTTCATCCGCCTTACGTTTATCCGTCGCACGAATAATTTTAACTGCTGAGCGGTCGAAAATAAAATCTAAAGTGGCGAATATAGCATTGGTACCGGTCGGGTTACTAGTCAGTTTGTATCTGAAAGCGTAGTCGAATCGCTTTAACAGATAACCATCATCATCCAAGTCGGTATCTTCTTCAGCAATAGTTGAGGTCGTAATAGGAACATACCAGCTAGCACTACCGGTTACAGGGTCGCCATTAGAGTCGAGATCTGCTGGACTTTCGTCCCAGACAAAAATCTTAGATCGATCGTCTAAGGCTGTAAACCCGCTAGTGTTAGGGTCTGGGTCTTTAAGATTGCCAGCGAATAAAATCGAATTACCATTTTCATCAAATCCATTAACATAAATTCGTCGACGGTTCGCTCTTTCCGGACCACCAGAGAGTTCCCATGCCGTCTCACTAACCTTTTTAGTGTAAGAAAACTGTCCAAACGCAATATTAGATGCGGATGGAGGATTTACAATAGAGAACGGGGACGCGGTGTTGGAGTTTTGAATGTAAATTCGGATTGTTGCTGGAGGCTTTCCGTCGACTGTCGGGTTATTTTTTACATACGCTAGGGTTTTGTTGTAATCAATGGTAATACCAGTATTTATTTCGGTATCTTCAAGAGTAGGAGGACGTCCATCAGGCAATGCACTGTATGAAAGAGGCAGAGGAGGAATTATTTGGGTAATACGAGTGCCACTATATCCCGATGCTGTGGTTGCTTCGTCTTGACTAAACGACTTTGCTTTGTAGCCAATACCTCGAAGTGAAATATCACCAAAATCAGAGCAGGAATTAGTAATTGATAAGTCGGCTCCAGATTCAGATACGAAGTGGTCGCTATTACCAATAACGAATACTGAGACGATCTGAATCGTCGCATCGTTACTACCCCGCATACCAAAACTTCGGTACTTGAATTCGTCAGTCGTACAAATTTTATATTGTTTGCCTTCCCCTGATTGTTTGTTGGTTGGCGGATCTTGGAAATAAGTAGTAGGTGTGAAACAATTAGGATCGGTTTGTAGGGAGACCTGGGTAAAGTTTGCGGTCACCATTGATTTGAAGCCGGATACTCGGCCTCCATCGGCCCATAGACCGTTTAGTCCAAAAATACTCCGAACGGAACAGTTAAAGACGTAAGGAGATGAGGAGCGGGTAGAGTTGATATCGGGAAGAGGAAGGATACTGCCATCCGTGTCTCGGATTCTTGTTGCACCAGGGTAGGATACAGGAGCACCAGCACGGCTATCACCACCGTCAACCAGCAGGCCAGTTTGGTTTTCTTCAATATCCTGCGACCGATTGGCTTTACTACCTGCAATCGGTGCGACAATGGTGGTTTCGGCTGGAATAGCTTCGAGGCCTTCTGAGCCCCAACCGTCAATATCACGGAAAAGATTATTGAGTCGGCTGTAATATGAAGATTCTGTACCGCTACCGTTGATTTCTGCCTGTGACGCGAACGCGACAGAGGTTACGGTATTATGGCTGCGGGCGTATTGAGGGTTGTCAGTGAAAGTGAGCAAGGAAACATATGTACCACCAGTAACTTTTAGGATCGCGGTGCGCTCAGTTTGAGGATCGTTCTGTACTGGGGTTAACTCCGGTACGTACATCGGTCGAATACGTACTTTTCTCAGGTCGGTGCCGTCGATCGAAATACCTCTTGGAACGATAAGGCCACCGGTTTGTGGGTTAACAGCGGCGAGGTTATCGTAATATAGATCATCGTTAATACTGAACGCACCGTTTACATATTCAAGGGTTACAATCCAGTTAGAGTTAGACGGTGAAATTTTTTCTACCCGGACAACATTGCCAACACCACCCGATTCAGAGTACAAAACACGACCGAGGTTTAAGGAGCGGGGAGGTTGGTTAGAGACCGGATCGCCAACATCGATAGTAAGATGGACAACTCGATCGCCTTGAGCTACGCTGCCAATGCTATAACCAGTCTGGGTTCTTTGTACAAGGCCGGTATCGTCGGTAATAGTAAGCGTGGCCAGTGAACCGGGAGCATTATCGACATAGTAGTCGCCTGGAGCAAGCTCGATCATCACTCGGTCGTAACGGTCATTTGCTTGACCAGATCTGCGTGACTCTCGCACCGCCTCGATCAACGCACGCTCAAGTGTACGGAAGGGGCGGTTAGGCTCAAAACCACCATTACGGATCGAATCGTCACCGATACTCGGATCGACGAAGATTGTATTACGGGTAGTTGATAATGCAGATGCTTGGCCGGTACGGTCGCAACGCGGTGCAGCGGCGACACTGATTAAACCGCCAGTCCCATTAGCGTACAGAGCAACGGAGTTATCATAAACACGGTAACACTTGCCCAGAGTCGGATTAGATTGAGATGGTTCGAAACTATAAATGCCCGCACTAGGTTCTGGATATTGGGTGGGAAGCTTACCTCCATCCGGACACTCAACAGCAGTCCGATCACCGATAAATTCACGACCGCCACAAGATAGAAACGCACCGAGGACAGGATTGCACTCAGATCCTGGTGCTTCTTCAAATTTCCACTGGCCGGTACCGGAGTGGTAAAACAACTCCAGGTGCGCGTCTCGAATGTTAACAATCCAGTCGTCGCTGGAGTTATTGAGCAGTTCGGCAGATACGGAATTCTGGCGAATGATTAGCGGAAACCGGTCAAACGTGCCACTGATGTCCACCACAGCGATGCGGTCGGAGTCGTTGGGGGATTCTGGCAGAGTGAGGATGATACTGCCATTGCTAGTGTCGGCAATAACCCGATCCCATGCCATCGCGGTATAATCCGCTGACTTAATCACCGTATTGGTGAGGTTCTGTGGGTAGGTATTGAGGTTGCCGACAAACGTATTGGGCCTGAGATCTACATAGCCGGTGCCTACAACTTCGCCCGTTGTTGGGTTAGTAGCTAAACCATTTCCGGTGGAGTTTAGCGTAATTTTCGCTAGTGGTACATGTGCCTCGGTTACACTGGGTAACGAGTTACCGATTGATACGGTAACGGGAGCGGTGGCGTTTTCAAGAACATAGAGGTAAGATACGCTATTCGCACCGCCAAGGATTTGAACGGTCTGTCTTGCCCAAGAAATCGGATTGCCATTACGCTTAACAATGCTACCCGCTTCTACTGTTACACCGATACCACCTGAACCGACAGGGCGGGTACTAGGTACACCAGGAACGACTACGGCCGATGTTGTTAGATTCCAACCTAGTACGATGCCATCGTGAGCCGTACGACCTAACGCGGATTCTTGATCGACCCGGGGATCGGCAATTTCCCAATCTTTGATTCGGTCACGTTGACCAATTTGCCAACCCGCCTCATCGCCAGTTGTCGGGTCGGCGTAGTAGTCGGTTCGAGTATCGCCGGTAAACTTTTCTCCTTTCTGTACCTCATTCAGGTACGCGCTAGATACGGCTCTGCCGTTTTGAAATACGATACGATCCACAGCGATGAGTTAAATCCTTCTATTACGCTTTCAACGCAATTTAAGGTACGCGGTGCCAAATAACTCTACCCAACCACTTCGGACTCGGACCGAATGCGCACAGTTCAACAAGGACTAACGCTCCAGTTTCCGCGTAGGTGCTGGGGTCAATGCCCGCTCCCCAATCGACTTCGTAATCGAAATAAGTTGTAAACGACGTCCCTGGTGTCCCTACAAATCGCATCAGAATTCTGAGTTCGCGGTAAAAACTTGCCGGTACATCGCTCGGATTAGGGACAGGTACCGGTAAGTTGTCCGGGTTAGTAACATCAAGGTCGAGGTAGTTGCCTGAGAACAGGTTGGTGTTGATGGGTCGGTTGACACATGATCCCCCGAGTTCGATCGGATTACCTGAGATATCGGCTACCCACAGTCGGCCGTCTGCCGTGTTTGTAATAACCTCACCTTCCGTGCCATCGCCAATAAACGGTTCTTCACCCGGCAGCGAAGTCGTCAGTGTCTGTAAAGTTGCTTCCACGGTAATTTCTCTACCTTCTACTACGCTTTCAACCGTTGAAAGCGCTTTAGAGGGTAATAACATTCCGCGTGTCAACGTTTCTCACTGATTCTTGGTCGACAATTTCCGGACTTGCCGCAGTTGCGTATGGGTCTCCGGGTCGGTACCAGGACGTGGCTAACCAGGTGCGGAGTAAATCAGTACTAGCATTTTTAGGAACGACTCAGCCGAGCGATATTGTTGAGAATGTTTTAAACCCAGAGCATGTCCTAGTGGCGTTACAAAGTGAATATGAAGCTGGTGAAGGATTTACGAGGTATGTAGACTCAGGATCTAAGACAATACAAGCGATAGCCAGTGACTTGTATAGCAAAATTCTCCAGGCTTATAATGAATTCGGGACGTACGAATCCTCGCTAACTGACTCACTGGAATATGTTTCAAACGGATTAGGGATTAATAATCAAAGGGTAAAAGATAAACTACTGGCCACAGTTTCCGATCTCGAGCTTTTTAGTCGAATGGCGGCTAATATGCCAATCAATAAGCTTGATAAACTTCCTTCCGGAGCAAAGATTAATTTAAACGATAGCGTTAATCTAGATACTGATTCCAACGGTGTTGCGTTGACTACCGGGTACTTAACTCCCTCTCAATACTGGAACGGTACTGCGTACCCTGGTGCAGGAAGTACGGCGGATAATTTACCGAACACGTTTATAACCTCGTTGACCGAAGGCTACAAGGGTTACGCGACCCTTCAACCCCTCGACGACCTGCTCCGCCCCGGTCTTGCCTCACTCGTATCTCTTGCCGACATTAACGACCTTCGAAACGTCTCTCGCTCTGTTTCCGGTCTTGGAACCATCAGTACGGCCAAGGATCTTACTGGCCTTGGTCGATTCAGTATAGCGGATGAGGCAATGTACAACCTTGACCTGGCGGAGATTATTGTCGAACGAAACGGTTACACGGTTTACGACCCGCTGACTGATTCGAATGGTGATTTTATTGATCCGGCGAACGTACCAGATTACGATGGTGTTAATGCCGACTCTGGATTACCTTATTCTTCCCGCATCCGCTCAAGCACATTTTAATCATGGCTACAGAAATTTTTGGTCCGTTATTACCGTTACAGCTTGATAGTCGGAATGTAAACGACCTTGTCCGAGCGATACAGTCACGGATTCATATTGAATCGGGTGGACAGTTAACTGATTTTACGCCCGCCTCTCCTCTAGCCGCTATCAGTGAAGGTCAAGGATTCGCACAAGCGGAATTACTTTATTACCTTAACGCGTTGCCGGAAGCAGTGACGATTCAATGGCTGAGGAGTCTAGGTATCCAGAGACGTATTGGGTCCAGAGCGACAGTTAATATAACCTTTAACCGTGTACCTGGGTACAGTCGACCAGTAACAATCCCATCAGGGACTAAGGTGTACGCGAATGGCGGTCAAGTCTACACCCTACTCGACCAAGTTCGGATGACTGGGTCAAGCGCAACTGTCGCCGCGCAGTCGGAGAGATGGGGAAGCGTCTATAATGTGCCTTCCGGTTCAATCGGTCGCATCGAGCGTAACTTTATGGGTTTGGATACCCTTACGAATAACGAGCCGGCGGCCGGCGGTACAGACCTTGAAACCGTGGACGAAATGAAGTTCCGCGCGTTTGAACTATTCGGTCGGAGAAACCTGACCTCACGTTCCGATTTTGAAGGCGAAGTTGCTTCTATCGCTCCCGAAGCAACCCTGGTCAAGGTGATGAACTACGAGGAGAGATTTGGTACCGACTCACGTGGTGTATTTGTTATTGCCGGTAGAGATGATGGATCGGCTCTGAGCACGACAACACAATCACTATTGCTGACTTCGTTGCGTGATAGAGTACCTTTGGATGTTAAGATCTACCTCGCTCCGCCGACTGTCATTCCGGTCGAAGCGGTAGTCAGTGTGCTTTGGGATCCCAGAGCTACAACTACATTCACTGATACGCTTGCCGAACAGATCCGCACTTTACTTAACGACCTCATATATCCATCCACCATCGGATTAGGCAACGATCTCTCCGTATCTACGGTTTTACGTGAAACCCTTGCGCTCGACTTTGTAAACGACGTCTCTATTCTAGACCTCAAGCAAATGGCTCTCGATCCAACTGTTACCGGTGCGACAGACGGGTTGTGTGGCAGATTTTTGGGAACAGAAGACGAAACCGCGGGAACATGTACGTACGAGTATTCTCAGGTTGTTGCAAAGACGTCAACCGAACCCTTAAAAATCCCCGATTCGACATCGGGCTTTAGACTTTACCGTGCAGTCGTATCGCTGACGTCGGTTGTAGATTTTAGCACACTAACGTACACTTACGGGGCTGAATATGATATCGTCTAATAGCACTTGGGACAGAGAAAATAGCAAGAAGTCCGTATCGCCAGCATTCATATACGGACGCAGCAAGGTTACCTACGAGTTCCCGAACCGACGTTCGACTAAAATTTTTAGCCATAAGCTAGGAAACATAACATTCCGAGACGGATTAGCCAACGACTTGGAAACAAGCCGTAACGACCTTATCACGAATCTCTACGGGACTAGAGATGTTGGCGGATATGTATACAAGTCAGTGTCTCATGTCCATATCGTTTCAACACTCATCGGTAGCGATCTCACCGTTCTCGGCCATGGCGTACCGGTCAAAAGTGGCTGGGAAAACTGTGCAATGGTAGGGACAGATTGTGAGGAGGGCGAAAGCGATACTAAATGTGAGGTTGGAAAATGTCGGATAGGGACATTGACAAGGATGTCTGGAGACAAGTGGCGTTACGACTCACTTACTGTACCAGGACTGTATTACTTTGTGTTTGGAAAAGAATCAATCACTCTACGCAGCGTAACAAAGGGCAAATTTACACTTCCGGCAGGCATAGGAACAGTTAACGTGCCGCGTATTGCAAGCATTCCGGCAACAGTATACTTACCCCCCGCTACCTACTCCACCGAAACATTCACAAGACGAGTAATAACAAAGTTGAATAGTGACGGTTCGGTGAGGTCGCTTACAGATTCGGTCGATAACTTTCTCAGGGTGTTATTAGACGGGTATTACGCAGAAGTCCGGGTAGAGGTAAAAGTTAAAAACAATTTGCTCGAGACTTTAAAATCTCAATTGTCCACTATCTGGCACGAAGCTGCATCTGGTGCTATCGAATCCGTTTGGTCGCAACGATATGCTGGTACTGATATGACAAATAGGGAGTTTGGTATTCAGGCGTATTCAGCGTTAACGAGCTTGTACGGCCAGGGACTTCAAGTGATGTTAAGTGGAATTCGAGGTTCAAAGGTGAGTGTCGACGGATCGATCGGGCGTCCGGTATATGGTCGTTTGCCCGGTGTATCAGGGTCGTACAACGACGAGTCAAAGGATACAGTTGCAAAGTGGTTAACGGCCGGATCAGACGATTTGTTGTCAGGAACCAAAACGGTACTTGATAATTTTTATCGTACTTATCTTGATTCCGAAACATGCTATCCGCTCAATCTTGATTGGCTGGCTCAGCACTTAGGGTTTGTCGGAGGATTATGGAACCTTGAGTGGCCGACGGAAGTAAAGCGTATTTTGCTTGCTAACGCACACGTAAATAGAGTTACCGGATCAATGTGGACACAAAATCCTGAACTGGATACACTACGTAAAACTGATTTTTCTAAAATTGAGAGAGTATCAGTGAATACAGGGACTGGCGTGGTATCCACTGCCTACCGGTATGCGTCTAAATCTTTTAACAGTAATACCGATCTCACTTCGTTAACTACGTATAGCAATCTTATCATCGATGTAAGTAGATGGCAAGGAATATTTCCTTCCAGGGGAAATTTAACAACACTGCTATTTATGTTCTGGACGTTAGGAATCAAAGCCCATAGTCCGGAAGAGCTAAAATACTCTGATAATTCATATTTCGTCCGTAGCGGTCTCAGGGACCGAGAAATTACCGCACCAGTTAATACTCCATACATGGTAGATGTTTTACGAGTAGGTGATGACGTCGACGCGGAGACTGGTAATTACCCGAATCAATTGATCGCGGATATTGGAACGTGTCAAGACGAGCTGTCAGCGAATACTGTTATCGTCCGTATGCCGTTTTACTACAATCGAAATGGGAGAAGCTGGGACGCAGCGAGACAAATCCTGGACAATTATATGCCCAATACGGCGATAAATAGGATACAATATGCGTATGCGGTAGCTGATCTACTAGTTGCCGATGATGTGTTTTTTGAACCGGTCAATGCATGAAAAAAGATAATCCGTTTATTCCTATGGCCATATTGGCCGAAGCGCAGAGACGCACGGTCGAAGTTCTAGGAGTACCCTACGCTGACCCGTTTAACGAGGAAGGAGTTATTGTTGACGTAAACGATCCGAAGAAACTCGGACGTGTCAAAGTAACAACCAACGACGACATCACTTCGGACTGGATACCAGTAAACGGATCGAACAGTGGTGTGCTAAGTGCGAGATATTTGGGCGCTAAAGTGTTGGTTGGAAAGACTAATGGACGATCAGAAAATATGTATGTTATTGGAGTGTCTCGCACCGACCCGGAGATTGGTATTACAGGCAATCCAGTACAGTTACCAATTCTCGACGAGAGTGTTGGCGGAAAGTCGGATGACATCGGCATGAAATGCAATGCTGGAAACAGTGGCCGGATGTATATCCTGAGCAACGAGATGAATCAAGATGTCGTGGTGTGCTTACGTCGAACCAGTAAGCAGGTGGGAAGTAGTAGCGCCTGGTCATGGAAGTCGGTGACCAGTGGATTGTGGGTCGAAAAGGGTATAAACCCTGGCAACAGTAGCACTCCGGCGATTAACCAGGCGCAAGTGCGAAACCCTGGTATCCCGGAGTGTACAGAGGCATCTCTAGGAGAAGTACATGAGTTTACTGAAGATCGGGGATTCCGTACAACTACCATTGTGTGTAGACGAGATGAAAATAAAAATTTTTCCTGGATGCCATTAAGTGCACCGCCGGTATTCTTTCGTTCAGCGTTGCCAAAGTGTACAGAAACGGTTCATGGCATGGAGGCCGTAATAGATGATGGAAATAATTCGGAATTTTTGGTATGTCAGAGGTATCAAGGATTATTGCGGTGGGTGCGTCAGGGCAGTCGCATTCCGCATAAATTTTACAGCAAAGAGAAGCCGCTAAGCCGGATTCAGTTCACTAGCACGTTTAATGACATCAAGGCGTTAGAAGAAAATCAGCAACTTAGTGAGAACGACAAATGGCAACAAGCAGCGGACATTATCGACGCTGCTTTGGACGAGACTGTAAAATCTATACCTTTGACTGGCACCGATCCGAAACTCAAAGAGTTGTTGAAGCTTGCCAACCTCGTACCTGATACGGCATTTGACGGTGCACAGGTCTTAAAACGAGTGGCGAGTGAGAGTCTACGTAAACGGACCGGACTCCCAATCGAATCTATTACAAGGATCATTGCGGATGACCTGAATAGAGATGGTGAGCTATCGCTTGATAGCCGGCAAGCGTTAACAGCCATAGGGAAAACAGTCGATATTTTGGTAAACGGTACGGCGGATGGGAATATCGACGCCGCGTTACTACAAATCGGACGGACTGGTCTCCAAAGTGCGTTGTTGTCGCTTGAGCCCAGAGCCGCCTCTGTTATGACAGCGTTGATGGGTAGCGGTATTGGCGGTGCGGTAGATGCGGCGGTGGCGATAGGCCTGGACCAACTACCACCGGAGGTTAATAAGTATGCCGGTCCGGTAATCAATATTGCCAAAGACCTGCTAACATCGAAATATCCAGCTAGCTTGGGAAACATCCTTAACTCCGCCGCAGGTGGCGGTCTTCTCAGCGCGGTGAGTGGGACGATTAACAATGCAGTGGGAAGTGGAATTGTTTCACCGCAACTGCTTGGGACGTTAGCGACCGGATTAACGGATGGGAGTTTGGGCGATATTCCGAGGCTATTCGGCTCTCTCAGCAATCTAGACTCGATTGTAAAAACGCCAGCGAGTTTAGGGTCTTTGCCCGTGCTAGCTACTACCGCTCTTGGGTTAGTCGGACAAGCCGGAGCGATGAAAGACCTGTTAGGTAGTGGAGGTATCGGCCTCGATAATCTTAATGATCTGATCGGGAACGGATTTAATGCCGCGTCGACGATTGTTAGCGGGGTAAAGGGGTTGGCTTCTGTTTTAGGTGGAGGGGCAAGCGGTCTTGGTTGCCCGTGCGATCCAAAATGCCGTAAAATTGCACATGGGGAGGATAGCGATGGGAATAACCTCGTCGAAAAGTGCGGTGCAATGACAGCGAATAATGCGAATTCCTACTCTCCTACCGGTAATCCTCTACAGAATAATTTCGGACCGATTGCGTTGGATCTTGGCCTAAAGGCGACAGAGGTTGGTGCGGAGTTAATTCCGAAAAACATTCGAGATCTTACCGGTTACATAAAAACCGTAGCGCGGGCTAAAGATATGGCAGAGAAGTTCTTTAGTTCCCGTAACGCGGACGAAGTTGAGAAAATTTCCGAGCTTGCATATACGCTTGAGGCGGTAGAAAAAGGTCTAAAAACTGCCGACAACAACATTACTCGTGTTGAATCAGTTGAAAAGAAACTTATCGACTCGATGTATGATATGCTAGAAGCGATTGTATACAATCGAAAAGGGACTGGTCGTGGGACGGCGATTATTCCGAACTTGATACGAGATGTAAGGGAAAATTCTCAAGCAGTAAAGGATTTGTACAAGTTTGTTGAAAAGCTTGATAGCGTTAAAGACGGAGGTACCGCCGGTGTTACTGTTACCGAGCGTATCGCTCGCGCGTTTCAAAATATTCCAGATCTCCAGGCGCTTAATCGACTAAATCGTCAAGAGGCATTGAGGGTACTGAGAAAAGGGATTACTCCAGCGTACAGAGAATGGAAGACTATGAATCCGTTAGGTGGTGGTGGCTTGGGGAGTTACGGTCCTCCCTTACCGGATCCTTACGATAACGAACGGACATTATTCAATCGTGATCGGATTTTGGCGATTTCGCTAGAGTCTAAATTAGCTGATGACAACGGACCACCAGATGACGAGACATTGCTCGATTCTGTATTGTCACCTGAGCAAACGCAACTCCTTAAATCGATATCGGGCATGGGTGAGGAGGCTACAAAGGTTGGTAGTAACATTCTTAATGGAAACAGTGAACTAGGTAGTATTATCCCAACCGCCGCAAGCGACGGTGAAAGCACGTTATACGATGTGATCGTTGGCAGAGAGGGGCAAACGAATTGTGAATAAAGCGGAGATGGCAAAAGAAAAGGCGTTAGTCTTAAAAATGACGAGCCACATCACCGATCTTAGCCCTGAGGAAAAGAAAGAATTGCTTCGGCTTCGTTGCCGTACCGAGTTCGTTACATTTGCAAAATACATTACTCGCGAAGTATCTAGCAGCGGGACATTCGTACCGTACAAAGTTCACGAGCTTATCTGTCACTACGTGCAGAATATTTGTGATGGCAACGCAGACTACCGAAGAACCGTAATCTCTTTACCTCCAAGAACTGGAAAGTCTATGCTACTCAGTAAATTAATGCCGAGTTGGCAGCTAGGCAGATCGCCCACAGCTCAAATGATCATGGCGTCGTACGCGTTGAAACTGTCCCAGGAGAACTCCCGAGCGATATTAGCATATGCGACTAGTGAAGCGTTTCAATGGATATTTCCGGAGTGCCTTGTATTAGAAAAGAACTCGAATCTAAAGACGATACGGTCAGAGCAGGGTGGTTTAATCATGTCTGCGTCGGCTGGTGGTGGTGTAACCGGATTCGGGTACGGAGTTATCAGTGAGGATGATCTTCCTGGTATCGGGATCCTCGACGACCTTCTAGAAGACGGTAATAGTGCGCAAGTCCTTGAAAGCACTTTTTCCTGGGCCACAACGCAGTTTTTAACTAGAGGTCTCCCCAACAACTGTGTGGCAAGTATTGGCACAAGATTTCACAAAGAAGATGTGTCTGGGAGGTTAATTTCCAGCGACCCTGATGGGTGGAAACAACTTAACGTTCCGGCCTTGTGTGTCGACGAGGAGACCGACCCGTTAAGTCGTAAGCTTGGAGAATCTCATTGGCCAGAATTTTTTCCCATTCACGCTCTCGAATCAATTAAAAAACAAGACGAGAAAACCTTTGAAGTACTGTATCAGGGGAATCCTAAAGGGGAAAGCGGAGCGATTTATAAGGATTTTTGGTTTGAGTATCACGATAAAAATCGGGAGAACTACGAGTATGTATATGCAACTGCGGATACAGCATTGAAAAAGGGTCAGGAGAACGATGCGTCGGTAATCTGTGTGTTTGGGGTAGTCAAGAAAACCCGCAAACTCCACCTCCTCCATGTGTACCAGGAGCGAATGGAGTTTCCCGAACTCCTCAAGGCGTTGCCGCTATGGATGAAGACTTGGAAGGTGAGAGCGTTGTATATCGAGGCGCGGGCGTCAGGGTTGCCACTTATTCAAATGCTTCGTAAGGAGATCCAGATTCCGGTTAAGGAGGTCATCCCGGTCAAGGATAAGGTTCTCCGGGCGAACGAGGTTGCTCCGGTAGCTGAGGATGGTAGGGTCTCAATTTACTCAGGTATCCCGGACCTTGGTAGCCTGATGTCCGAATTGACCGCGTTTCCGTATACCAAACATGACGACTTTGTTGATTCGTTCTGTAGTGGTTTAAAGGTCTATCGCGATGAGATTATGGGGTCGGCTAAGGCTGCACACGGTGGTAGTCGGATCCACTTACCGACTACTAATTATAGTGGCGGACAGCAACGACTTACCAGCCGGCTTGGTCGCGGATCAGTTAATACGTCGTACTTGTGACATTTTTGTGCTATAATACATATGTATTCGTTTTTAACGGAGAAAAATGACATCGGAATTTAAGTACCGGACAGTGTTTTTTACGATGCCTGGCTGTGCGGCATGCGAAGCTATGAAGCCGATTTGGGCTAAAGTGGCTGGTGAAGTAGCCGAAGAGTATCCAGAGCTCCGGGTGGGTTGGGGAGAATACGACGTTCTAGACGATAACTGGGAATTTTTAGAGTCGCTTGTCCCTGGGACATCTGGTCAAGGGACCCCGGAGTTCGCCGTCTTTGACGATGAATGTGAACTCATTGCATTTAACGGTGATGGCATTATGGCCGCTAGCCAACTCAAAGACTTTATTATCTCATCCATCCATGGAGCTTAATTCGAGACGGAGGGGCAAGAGATCGGAGTACGAGGTTACTCGCGATCGGCATATTCGTGAGAATATGTGGAAAGCGGCTCATGCGGCGAGAAAAGTCGCAACGTTTAGTGGTTTACCGTTTGAAGAGTTGAGATCGGTAGCGTTAGAGGCGATGGTGAAACTGTATGACAAATGGGATCCGAGCAAGGCGAATTTTAGTACTTGGCTCAATCGGTCTATGACGTTTCAGATTCTTAATTATCTTCGTGACAGTTCACGAATGATCAAGATGCCGAGATCATATGCTGACGCATATATGAAGATTCGGAAAATCATTGGCGCGAATCCGGAAATCAGCGATGACGACGTTGCCGAACAAACTGGTCTTGATCCGATTCTGATCCGTGAAACCCGTAACGCGTATCAGGTTACGTATCAGGAGGTAAACGAAGACACCGAGATGCCGATTGATGATGATGACCCGGATCCTGATAGTATTAAGAAGATGCTAACGGATTACAGCGGGACGCTAGAACGGTTATCTGATTTACCAGAAAAGGAATACAACTTCCTAGTCGATGTATATATCCATAAACGTGCATTATCGACTATCGCGAAGAAGAATCCGGGAGTTTGTACTCATGAAAAGATTCGAGAACGTACGGATGAAATACTACGTAAGGTTCTGAGCGACGATGAGTACTAGACGTTATGTGACCGTATGCGGTCAAGAGTATAACAAAAAAGGGTTCGCGGCTAAGTGGAGTGCGATGGTGGCTGGCTATGAGGCTGGTGTCACCTTGATCCCTGCCGACACCTCTTTCGTTAACGACATCTTGCTTCGGATTCCTCGCTTCGCTAGGGTGTTGGCCCGAGGACGAGTATCGTACAAGGTTGTCAACCAGACGTTTAACGGGAAACGGGTCAAAGGTATCGTACTTGTGACACCGAATTCTGGCTACGAGGTGTGGGTGGGTAAGCAGGTAGTGGTGAAGGCGATGTTTCCGCCGATTAATGCGCCCGATCCGTCGAAGGAAAATCGCAGGAACGTCTTACGTGCGTTGCGAGGGGTCATTGAACCGCAGATCGCAGAATATCGTAAACGGTTTAAGGGGCAATCGGTTGTCAAATCGTCGTTAACTGGTAAGCCGATATTCGGCGCTTACCATATCGACCATGTATATCCGTTTATTCGTCTGGTTGAGGAGTGGTGCAGGGAGAAGGGAGTGGACCTGGAGACGTTAAAAGTGAAGTGCATAGGCACAATATGCCGACTCGAATCCGTAGACCTCGCCGAATCCTGGTTCGATTACCATGCGTTACACGCGGAGTTTCAAGTCCTCGACGCGGCGGAGAATGTATCAAAGGGAGCCCGATATTTCGGGAGACCGAAAAATTCTATCGAAGATTCGTGACGCTTCGATAGCCAAGATTTCGTTGATTTCGGGGGAGTCGGATTGAGCCCGGTTCAACCATGGGCGGTTGGGGTCGCGAGCCTTAGTGTACCCCGACACTGTCGCATATACCTGCATCGGTTTTCTGCCCACTAACGATTCCGACTGGCCGCCGTAACGAGATTGAAGGTAACGGATAACAGGGGAGTCAGGTCCCTGCCTCTCAAGTTCGACTTCGAGGGATTTTAACGAACTCTGCAGGGAATCGAATAGCTGTTCTCCGTAGTTACCGCTATCTATCTCGACTGTCGCTGCTTCAATCGACTTAACGTACTGGGAGATGTTATGGGTGAGTTCGCGACTATATCCTTCTGCGACAGTGCGTAGAAACTCTGCCCGGACCGATTCGGCGATTTGAGATACCGCTTCGCGTTTAGCGATTTGCTTAGCGGAATCTTCAATTATGTCGCGTATAAACAACCCGAGCAACGACTTAATTATCATTAGTCGTTAATTCGCTGGCATTTAAGCCCCGGGTATATCTTTGCTGCTTGCTGTGAACGTTCAGGGATTGCACCTTTACCTCTTTCATAGTATTCATTCCATAACGATGCAGCTTCCTCCGGAGATTTAGCAGCATTCATTGCTGCAACTATACCAGGCTTTACATCTTTACCCTCTTTAATTTCTTTTACCATAAACTGCATTTCACAATCTAAAGTGCTCTGGCTTCCACAGGCTTTTCTAATTCCGTCTTTACGTGTATAGCACCACTGAGCTATACCATAACCAGGAGTACCATCCTGTGTACAGCCAGCCCCAGGGTTTGGTAGATTATGTCTATTAGCTCGTATTCCAGATTCCTCCTGAAAATTTCCTAGTACACCAGCATAAGCGTAGGGATTTGTAATACCAACCGACCTTAACGCCCCCATTACCTGATTCATGGTCGATGTAGAAGCTTTGAGATAATCCCCTTCGTAATTACATTGTGATGCCGGAAAACTCCCGGTTACACTCGCACCGATTCCTGCCCGGTTGAAATACTCCTGGAACCTTTGTGCTTCAGAACATAGAACTTCACATGACGATTGCGTTTCATTATATTTCCAGCACAAATCTCCCAATGACCGGATATACCCGTAGTAATCGTTTGTTTTTTCAAATTCGCCCGTGAGTTTAAACGACTGCACGTACTCCTCAAACGTCGGAACTTTAATTTGCGAGGTTATATTACCCCAGTCTGATATACCGGTGATTCCGACTCGTAAATCTCCTTGGCTCCAGTTGTATCGTACATTTTTAACAAACCATTTGGAGAACCGGCCAGCTATCCAGATTCCCGGATCGATTTCAGCCGGCCGCCCTTGCTCCACCCACTCATCGTAGCGGGTAATAAGGGATAAGATCGTACGACCAGGGATGATGCGTAATGCTCGTGGGACGCCACGAAACTCTGTAGAAACTTCAGCACCTATTGGTGCCGGTCCACTTTGTACACCACGACCGTAACGGGAACCGTTGCCGACAGTATTGGTCTTTACTTTATTCAAAGCTTCATCTTGGAGGTGAGCCAGAAGAATATATTTACCGTCCGGTCTTTTTACTTCAACTGCATTACCATAACCCTCGTAACCTGAGCTCCCATTTTGTAATACTTTGGTGATTACAGCACCTCCGGTAACTGATACCTCTTGCCCATTAATAGATTCACCCGCCGGACCTGGCCCTGAGAAATCTAACCCAGCATGCAGTTTTCCATTTCTTGGGCCATAGCGCGAGTAAACCCCCCATTTACTGGCAGGAATTCCTCCTATTAAAATATATGGATCGATGTCTGAAATCTCATTCAATGGTTCTCCTTTGGCTAAAGGTGATGAACGTATTTCAGCATGTAGGTGTGGGCCTGTACTGTCACCGGTGTTTCCTACTCTTCCTGCGAATTGATCTCCGGATTGTCCCGGAGAAGTCGGTCCACTAGGACTATTGCTTTCCGTTTTGCTAAGGCCGATGTTCTTGAGCTCCTCATCCGTCAGCGCTTTCGCTGGTACCGCATACGACCAAACAATGGCGGGAGACACAGTGATAACATCGGAGTTATTGGTATTCAAGATATAAAATCGAACAAACTCCGGCTTATCTGCTGTCGCCGTACCGATCTGCTCGTTAATTTTTACCTCCGTCCCAACTACGAGTTTGTCTTCTATTTTTGTTAGATTTTGCGTTTCCTGGTAAATCGCTTTGTTCCGACAGTCCTTTTTATCTTTTTTACAAAAACGAAGAAAATAGTTCGTACCGATAACCACCCTACCACTATCTTTTGATGTTCCTGTCGTTATTCTGCCATCCAGCATCGCAATCGGTTTCTCACCATTCACACCAATACCATACATATTCGTGCTTTGACGACGCTCGGTCGTAACTTCGGGACCGTTTTCTCTCCAGACAAATCCGCTAGAAGATAGACTATCGCTGTAACGCTTGGTTAACTGAGTAAATTGGGGATCAAAATCAGTCAGATTCGTCTTCGCGTTCTTCAGTTTTTCTTTACGAGTATTAGGGTAAATGTTATCAAGAACGTATTTTTCATTTTCTCCCAAGCTCGCCCGATCGTATTCAAATCCAAGACCTAGTTGAGTTTGATATTGGTAGTTTTGATTAAAAACGCTCGGATCTACTTGACCGGTGATACTATAGCCCTCGTACAACCCTTTGCCGAGATAGAATACCGAGCAGCCCTGGTTTAAGTTCGCTCGCGTACATATGGAGATCTTTTTCGCGTATTCCTTTATCGGAAGAGTCAGCATGTTACCGCCAACACTACTGAGATATTTCCGTATTACCTCTTCCGCCGTTACCCCTTTCTCCTTAAACGACTTCGGCATAACGTAACGCTTCGTATCCGCCTGAGTCGGATCGTTACAAAACGAGACGTTATAGTCGTAGTCGTTTATAATCTTTTCGAGGTTTTCTTCGAGCGTTTTGTTTTCCTCGAGTTGATAGTTGACTAGATTCTGGTTGAACGTTACGGTTTGCGGGTCAACACCCATTAACGAAACTCTCGGATACGAATTTCCATGTTCAATATTGAACGACTGCAGACGAAAATACGTGTCAAGTCCGAATCGAGTTCCCGCCACTTCATACCATAATTTAATCAAGATGTGGGCGAAATCTCCGAATCCGCCAGTACGGAGGCGAGGATCGTCAATTTCGAGGAATGGGAAGCATTTACCGGATGATGGATCCTCTCCGTCTTTACATGCCGGCAACATGATATGGTTTGCTGCTGCCGCCGACATACTACTATACGCAGCAGCGGAATCAAAAAGGGCTGCCCAGGCGACACCGGTTAAGTACGGATCGGTCAGTGTAACATTCGCTGTTGAACCCATCAACGCACTGACGAACTGAGTTGCCTCAGTCGTACCCTGCATGTTTAGGCTTGCAGCGTTTGGTGACCAAACTAGGTTTAGCGACGCATTCGCTACCTGCTTTTCGCTAAAAATAATAACGCGCGAACTTCCATACGGCCTGTACCCAACTACGCATTTACAGCGGTACAGGCCGGACATCGGTTTCGTTTGCTATCAACCTACGCTAGTGACAGTCGCAGTGCCACCAGATCCTGTAGAGGACCCCTGACCTGAAACGCTACTGTCGATAGTCAAGGTGACCACGTCACCTACGGCAAAGCCGTCACCCGCATCGGTGATCGCCGTAATCGCGGTAATAACGCCACCGGTAATGGTCGCTTCGATAGTGGCTGCGGCGTATTGAGCGGGATCGGTCCGATCGCCTAGGGCCAGGGTGGCTAGGAATACGACATCAGTTTCGTTGTTATCCGTACCGTCGATAGTGTAACCACTACCGCCATTACCCAGTGTCAGGGTTAGAATCGGACCGACTGGGGTGACATTATCAATAATGTCGGATAACGTAACGCTAAGAGCATAAACCGCAACCATGAAATGGTACCCTCTTTCGCCAGCGATACCGACATAACGGGTAATATTTACCAGTTGATCGTTTAGTGCGTTAGCGTAGGGGTTAGCGGGTACATCAGGATTATTGACTAACGCATCGACAACAAGCTCAAGGGTGCCATACGCAAACTTTCTTGATTCAAAGCCCATGCTAGGACCGCAACCGATAAACTGGTTGAGTAGAGCGGTGCGGGCGGCCGGGGTGTTGGCACCGGTATTGTACTCTAGTACGAGCTTGTTTGCAAGTACGGTGGTTAGAAAAGTCTGCAGCTCAAGCTTATAATTGAACTGCATTCCAACTAATTTTTTTAGTGTTGCGGACATTGGGAATTTACCCGTTAACTATGATCTCTCATATAGCTTTCAACGGGATGGGTCAAGCTGTGCAAGTCCACCCCTTGTGCTGATTACTTTTCAGATTGGCAACTTGGCTCAAACATGACCTCTTTAATTTTTGATCTGGAAACATTTTTGCTAACTCGGCACAGGATTTTTGAAGCACTTGCCCATGGACCGGGTGGTGCCAATCTCTAGAAATATTCCCCTTGTGTCTTTTCGAAGAGTTTTTATTTTCTAAAAGTCTCCAACCCTTATAGTGAAAGAGTTTATGATTAGCGACGAGACTGAGAGCACTAGAAAAAAGTCTTTTTTCTGGAAACATGTTAATTAGATCTGTCAAAGACTTTTGCAATATGGCTCCGTGAACAGGGTGAAACCAGTCTCTTGGCTTGTAAAACGGACTTTTTTCTCCTCGGCGATTAATTTTTCTTTGAGACTCAGACATTTTTCTTTTAGAAGAGTCTGTATGCTTTTTACCAGTCATATGGTTTTTCTCTCCTAGCAAAGCTTCAGATATTTTACGTTTATTTTCCTCTGTGTGTTTTTTCCCATACATTGGGTTGTTTTCCCCAGACAACGCGATTGAAATTCTCTTTCTGTGCTGTTTTGATTTAGTTTTACCTTTACGTGTTTTAGACATCTTTTTTCTGGCATCCTCTGAACAGGTTTTCCCTGTAGAATCAAAGTAAAATCCTGTTGAAGTTGCACGAGATTTGTTGGCAAAAATAGGATTTTTAGCTACATTGTTTACTCTGTGTAACTCTATTTCATTCTGCAAGGCTTCCTCTCTCGATGAATAAACTTCTAGGATTGCTTTACCTATAGGTTTAAAGGATACATCTGTATATGATTCCAGATATGGATCTGTTTCAGGGGTCTTATCAGCAGGGCATTTTCTATACCCTATATATAATCTACCAAATGGATCAAAGGATACATAGGTATACCAAATACTTTCTTTAGACCGCATAGTTTTTAAATTAGTCGGATCTTTAAAAGATTTCCTGTACGATACATCCCACCCACCGGCACGGCTGGTGTTGCCGCTGCTGCGGCAGCGTCATCAACAAAATCCCGGAGACCTGTGAAATCGATACGGGAAAACGCCACAGCGGTTGTGCCGTTTACGGTACGGGCGATACCATCCGCGCCAACGTAGTAAAGTGATTGAGCCGGTTCGTTAAGAAATAATTCTCCCCGTTTCGCTGCGCTCGCATTGTTGTTGTACAGTCCCTGTACGTATTGTTGGTTGTGGGTGACGTCAGCGGTAAACCGGACGCCCCAACGGGGGAGTGGGACAGGCATGGGCGGCAGGGTGGGTACTTCTATCTTGCTTTCAACGGGCAAAAGTCGTATGATACGGTTTCTATGCTAACGGATCCATGGAAACGATTATTGTTCTTGGTGCGGACCGGGTTGGTAAAACCACGGTAATAAGAAATACAAGCGAACAGCTTAAGGGGTACGGATCAACTATTACAATCGCACACTTCGGTGCGGTGAACTCGAAATCCCACTCACCTGTCCAGCAGTTCACTGACTTTATCGGGTCGTACGACAACCGTGCATGTGATTTTCTCATTTTTGACCGGTTTGTCTCTGATACATTGTTCTATGAACCGTATCGGTATCAGCTTCCACCTATCCCCCATGCCTATGCGAGCGAGGTGGAATCGATGCTGATTGAGGTGTCAGAACGTCTAGATATCGTGCTAATTAACCATGCCTGGAACGATGACATGGTAGAACGACATAGAGATGAAATTGTCGCTGAGAATCCTGGCTGTACAAGTTACTGGATAAATGCGCAACTAGAAAAACGACGTGCTGAGCACGAAGCGTATTACGAGTTTACACGCAACTATTTAAGCAATACGACAATCGTTCCCCAAAGTTCTGTTCATTACCTTGACGGTGACCTGTACAGTGATGATATCAATTTATCATATTGCGACGGACTCGAAATCCCCTAAATTCGTTGAAAGCAGTATAGGAAGGACAGATCAGTGTGATTCACGACCTGCCAAAATTCCCATGGGCGTACGTACACATTGTGTGCTGCGCCCATTTTTTGTATCTACACCAATTACATGGCCAAAGCACGGACGCGGAGAGAAAAGGTAACCGAGGCATCGGTACCCGGATACGATGAAATCGCGTATGGGATCCCTGCGACACGGGGTGACGGGCTTCACCCCGTCCACCCTATGAACGATAGCCAAAAGGAAGCGATGGACCATTTAAGGAATAAGACTCTAACTATTCTTACCGGCCCACCTGGAACCGCGAAAACGTTGTTATCAGTTTACGTCGCATGTGAACGGCTGCAAAAACGGCAAATCGATAAGATTTATTACATTAAGCCGATTGTCGATACGCCAGGTGAGAAGGGCATAGGATATTTGCCCGGATCAGAGATGGAAAAACTTGAACCTCACCTGGCCTCTTTGCGTGACGCATTGAGTGTGTTTATGGCAAAAGGAAAGGCGGACTATTTGGTTGATAAAAAAGTTATTGAGTTTCTGCCCATCGAACACCTACGCGGCCGGTCACTTCATCGTTGTATGATTATTGCCGACGAGATGCAGAATGCGACAAGCCATTCGGTTCTTACCATTCTCTCCCGTCTTGGTGACCATAGCACTATCGCGTTACTCGGAGATGTAATCCAACGTGATCTGGCCAACCGGTTTGGTAAAGACGGACTATCAGATGCCGCCCTACGACTATCTCACCTAAACGAATTTGTCGGCCATGTTGAATTCGGCATGAACGACATTGTACGGTCTGAATTTGTCCGCAACGTTATTTTGTCATATCGCGACCTTTACGAATCAAAGGCTGCGTAGCGGCAGAGGGAACGAAAAGGCCAGCCGTGAACATCCATCGGTCTACACACTGATTAGGATCAAACGGCCCCTTTGTCCAGTTTGGGATCTCACAAGCGGACAAAAATGCTAAACAAAATATAAGTTCTCCGGCCAAAAACCACACGCTCTCAAATATGCTAGTTTTGTTACCCATTACGTGTATCCCTCTACCCCGCTTTCAACGTTGAAAGCCATATAGAATAGTATATTGTCTGTAGCATGGCGACTCGTGTAGATAGGGCTTCTGGTCTTTCAACCCTTAACGAATCGAGTCTGCTTAGGAGATTTAGACTCCGGTCGCCTAGAAAAGAAGGCGAAGCTAATTTTATTGGCCTAAAACGGTCAGAGGCGTTGGCTGATATCGACGATCCGGCTAAAGCCCTGAATAATTTGCTAGGGAAAATCTCTCTGCTCGATGCGGCGGAGCGTAATTTGTACAACGGACCATACGATGCAGTAGATTGGAGTGTTACTAGGGACTTTATTGATGAGGAAATCGATAAACAGTTTTTACTTCCATTAGCCGGAGCGAGTATTGGTGGAGGGTCTTTAGGTAGTCAGGTATCCAGAACACCCAGGATCCGAATCGAAGACCGAATCAGTATCGCGAACTCGTTTGTGGGTGAAGGAAGCTACCCAGGTATCCATAGCGGTCCGGACGCCAGATTTTATCGCAATCCTCAACCTGTTAGACTAGGGTATATTAAGTTCAGTTTTTCTGGCAGTGCGGTAACGGTTAGCGTTTTAAAAAAACCTGATAAGACTACAAACCTACTAGTATCAGAAATCTTGGGCCAGTTGTCCAGTGTTGTTGTTGACTTATCCGGGTATGAAGTAACTAATGAGGTAGTAAATCTATCCGGATCAAATATTTCACTACGTCTTACGTCTGTCGGATCGGCTTGGGTGGTCGAGGAAGGACTAGAAGCGTTGACGAGTATCAGGAATATCCTGGGTACAACGCAATTCAACAGTACTTACTTTCTTTTAACTCGGCCGTATTCGATTATTAACTTGCCTGGGTGGTATACAGGAAGTCCAGGATCTAGCGAACCTGATAATATCGATCAGAATACGTCAGCCATGGTCTTACGGAGCGAGGCGGGTATTACGTATCCGTTTATCTCTCGTGGTTATTGGTATAGTCGTGGATACGTTGAGGGACGCTGGACGTCAACAGAACAAAGTCTAGTTGGAGGTAACAACGTTACCGAAGACTCTAATATGCGTTGGTTTAACAACCCTTCTCCACTTCGCGGCGAACAGTATAATTGGGGGGTTAGATGGGATGGATACTTGCGAATCGGACCTGGGACATATGGATTCCAAGTTCAGACAAATGTCGATGTAAAAATTGACATTGCTACAGGTGCAGTAAGCCCATACTGGGTAAACGTTTTTGATACAAAAAACAATTCGGCAAAAGAGTCGGAAGAGGTATATATTTCTAGCGCAACTTTTAACACAAATGGTGTCGATAGTCGGTTTAAATACATCACCGGTCCTGGAGTAAATGACTGGATAGGGTATGTCCCTATTACCATCCGTATGTTCCGTGGAGGCCCAGACAAAGCCGATAAAGGCATTAATATTCCTAACGAGCCAAACTTATTTATCAAAACCACAAATGTACCTAGCGTAGTCAATTACTACGCGGAAGATCACGTAGTTGTATTGTCTGGCACTGACGGGTCGTGGAATGTTACTGGTTCGACTATTGGTAGATTAATCACCATACTGCAGAACTCTAGTGCTTCTGTAAATTACAAATTAATCTCCAAAGGTACGAGTTTTCTGGTTACACCGGTAACCATAGCTTTGTCAACTAACGGGACAACAGTTACCAGTAGTACTACTGGACTTGTGGCAGATACTTATACCTTACGTATTTCTCCTAATCGTACCGGAGCGTTTACGGATAATTTAGTCGCATTATGGAAAGGACGTATAGCATCTCCTGGTCCTGGTCAAACGACTTACGCCAGCCTGGTAAACGGGACGTATAGCCCGGATGCACAAAAGCTGAATTTCGACTCGCGTCCGGATTGGTGGAAAATTACTGAAGGCCATCCGTTTGATCGTAGCGTGGCACTATCAGATCAAAATACCCCCCTAGACGGTATAGTCGCGAGCGGATTTCGTGGGGTTTTGAAGTCTGATGCTCCAGGAGTGGGTCTGTACGGGAACGGTGCGGATCCGGTTGTTTACAGTTCTCGTCCTAATATTATTCTTGGAGAGGGGAGGTATGAGGTAGGTGACGAAGTTGGCTCGAATTATATTGGACTATTACTCGAACCGAACGACTTAGGAGAAGGTGGAAAACTAATCGTTAACGCACTTCCAATCAACAATGCGACGTTTTCTGCTGCTAATAGGCTTGATGCGAACGATTTAGGAGGTGATCCAAATCACAAAACCGAGGCGTTTGATAATCTTACGCCGAAGGTTGCTAGGTTGTATTTGTGGAATCCCGCAACACCTGACGGCAACCAAAATAAATACTACCTGAGCAGCGATCTGACAACTATTTCCGCCTCCGACGATCCTACAACCCTTGGCTTGCCCGCATTCTCCTCCCCTGATTGGCTTTCCCCTATTACTGTCACAGCGACTTCTGTCGCAGATAATCTTGCATTTACTACTAATCCGCTTGGATTTGTCGCACCGTTAACTTTATCGGTAGAGAAAGTAACTGTGAACGTGGGTGGTACGGGTTATAATATCCTGGCGTTCTCAACAACTCTTCAATCGATTCTTATCGGTGGATCTGAAGTAGCATCGTTTAGTGGTAAATATGTCAAGTTTTACAATGAGACCGATCTGGCATTCCAGTACAGTCTGGTTGATACTGGAGAAAGCCTTTCTTTCTCCGATGTACTTAAACTTACTTATGATACAAATTTTAATGCGGCATTGAGTGAGATACCAAAACCACCATCAGATCGAGTTACACCGTTTGGCTTTGATCTACCAGAATATGGTGGCGGTCTTTGCTACCCGCCCTATGCAATTAATAACCCATTGCTGTCAAGCATAGCAATTAACGACTCGAACCTGTATAACTCAAAGCCAGTAGGAAACTACGATGTGTTTTGGGGAGACCATACGAAGAGTGACTTAGGGGGATATTCGCTAACTATAACTGAAAAACTCGAGTTCAGTTCAACAAATATTGCAAGTGTGGTCAGTATGTTGACTCCCACCGAACTATTAGATACCGCCCTTAATTCTTCAGACTATAGTCACCGTCTTCGCATTGACATTGCTCTTGACCCGGACCTGTATGATCCGGATCAGATTGAGCATATAGGCAATGGGGAAAAAGTTAAAGATTCGTACTATGCATATGTGCAGCTCGGTTAAATAGTAAGGATTTTTGCATCTTTAATTACTCCGTTGTCGGAGTAAGAAAATAGAGGCCAGGAGTCTACTATTCCTCGGATGTTGTAAGATACTGTTAGTGTACGGTGATAAACAAATCCCCCGTTATTGGGGCTTGCGGAGTTTGAAAGATTCTGTACCAGAGTTCCAAGTGTCGTATTAAATCCACGTACCGAATTCGTACTAACAGGCGTACCAGGTTTATAATACCCAGCACTAATACTGTACTTGTTATCTCCAGATTCTGAAGCGGATACGACTGAACCTGATGCGAATTTAGTCAGAATCGGGCTAAGGTAGTTTCGTCCACTTTGGCTAAAAAACGGCTTATCGTCTGTGCTGAATACGCGTTGATACTTTTCACCAGTATATAGCCATATTCCCGGCATTGCAACTCCGTCAATACGAACTTGGCCACGTTCATTTGTTTGATCGCGGAGGTCAAAGAATGTAATTGCGGGGTCGTCTATTACTCCGTCCGGGTCACGGAATATTACTCGGTAGTCGGATTGAACGTTTAGACCTTTAAATCGATTATACGTAAACCCAAGCTCTGTATCTTCTGACTGAATTTTTACGTTCTGTACAAACCTCGGCAGGCTGTTTTTTATAGCTTCGATAGAGTCAGAAATCGACCGTATGTTGCCAGATAAATTAGCTCCAGGCTCGTAACCACTGCCGTATTGATAAAACTGCGAGCGGCCGTCCAACTTATATAGCTGTACAAGGTTTTCGGAAGAGAGCGTGTCAAGGCGGCTAAGGCGAAGCCCGGGAGTAGAAAGGGCTGGGAAGGATTGAATAGAATCATAGACAGATCCTAAGTAAACCCAGTCGTCGGATTTTTCGTCGTATAGAAAAAATCCATCCTGGTTAGCCGATTTTACAGTGTATAGGTACCTTTCGTTTAACAGCAATGCGGAGTACCCCAAACTACCAGAGCTGTACGTACTGTGATGTAATGAGTTCGCTGTATACCGTAAACACTTGTCTTCTTCCGGATTGTCTTCAGGCCCGCATGCAGGGATGGGCTGTAAGTACTCTCCAGGTACGTAGCCAGTACCGCCAGACACTAAGATAACAGTACGGGATAACGTCCCATTTGCATTAACCGTGACTTGCGCTGTTGCATTAGACGCACCGGAACTTAACCCGAGCAGGTTAATAGTTACAGTGGCTGGATAGGAGAGTTCAGTGCCTGCTGGATTCTTGGCTTTGTACTGCGAACCGGAACTCGATACACTAAGGTTTACGATTTTATCCGTATCGGATATAAAAATTGGCGCACCGGTGGGAGGGTTAATTCCGCGCTGATCGAATAGTATGCCAGATATACGATCAAACCATATTTTATTTTCGCTAGAAAATGTGTAAGAGTCGGTTACAAAACGGGTCCGGAGTACTTCGTTACCGTTTCCGTCTTTAAATGGTTCGTTTACCAAACCACGTAATTGATTAGCTGAGATTAAACTCGCAGAGGATATGGTCGACTCTAGCCGGTTAGCATATGCAAAGAGGTTAATATCCTCCTGAATTTGCGGACCGTATAGTTTCTGTAACGCATCTGTTGCATTTAACCCGTCCTCAGACAGGTTATATTTAGTGTAAAGACCTGCGGACATTAGATTAGGGGTTTACTAGGTCAGCCGGATTATATCCGGCATCGATAATAGATTGGTAACGGGTAGTAGTGCTGCTGTTTACTGTAGCAACTACAGTTGGGTTAGTATTAGGAGACTGGTAGACAAATCCTAAATCAATTAAGATACCGCGTAGATTTTTATACAACAACGCGATGGGGTTTTCGGTTATTATTTGCGTTTTTTGGGTACGTATTTTGTAGTACGTTCCGCCGATTAATTCTCCGGGGATACGCACTGTCCTTGTACCAACGACGACACGACTGGTTGTTGTAACACCACTAGAACTGGTTGTTGTTTTTTCCTCATACACGTTAAACAGTTCGTCTCGATACAAGGAGGTTATTACATCGTTACCAGCAGAAACGGTAACCGGAAAGATTTCGTTTTGTGTGTAGTTAGAATACTTTCCACTAGCATCTAACTTGTTTAACGACAAACGGACTCTGCAGTTACTGAAACGTTGGGAAGAATCGATAGAGGAGATTTCAGATACTATATCCCGAATTGAATCAGTTGAAAGACTATTGCTTGAAAGGTCTACGGTAATTTTTCGTGAATTACCAGAAAATACTCTGCCCAACGACCCGATTACATATCCTGATATGCCATTTACGCTTAAGTCTAATGCCGAGTACGAATCGTCGCGAATTGAACCGAAACCGTTGCGAATGTTAAGAGTCCCAGATAGTTTACAATTCGATGCTCGGAATAGAAGCAGACTGCTAAATCCATTCTCAAACCACGTAGAAATATCATTAGTTTGGCGGGAAAAGTACAAGGGGGATGGTAAAGTACCAGAGATGTCCGAGTCAATTACTACACTTGTGTCGTAAACTGATACGACTCTGGAAACAACCGGACCGTTCGAAGACGTTCGAATTCCATCTCCAACCTGAACAAGCTGCCTAAAATTACTAGTACCAGTAAGGACGTAAACGTTATCGGCTGGGTCAGGCTGGGTTGAACGTGTAAGAGAGAGACCGGCAACTTCTGTTGGGGCATCAGTAGCACGGACAACTGAATCCCGTAGCCCTGGTACTGACCAGTCTGAACGGTACGTGGATGGTTGAGAGTTACTAATGTCTACTGTTTGTAAGTTGGTAGTCGAAGTTCCGGAGAAATTAGGCAGTAACGCTCCGCCGCCAGACGGATTCTGTGACCACAAGACCAGGTTTCTTACATCTCTCGCAAAGTAAAAATTTGACGTATTGATGCTAAGATTTCTGAGATCGTTAAAACTACAAGCGGCAGAATAGATATTGATTTCTTTGGTATCTGTTTCGTACTTTAATTTTAAAGGGAATATTGGGAACTTTCCAGTTAATCCGCTATACTGTGAATTAAAGGACGACAGGTTTACCAAGTTTACCAGATCTTTTTCTCTAAATCGATACGAGGGAGCGAAGTAACTAACCTCAAAAGAGGAAATTTTATGCTCACTACCCTCCGGACGAATTGAGGCGAAGTTCTCTGGGAGTAGGTAGTTAACCGTATTTGATACGACTGCACTAATTCCGTTACACGCTCCGATGCTAATTGATTCCAGTGCCCCAGTATCTAACGTAGTGCCTAGTTGTGGCATCGCCCCAGTTGTACCAGATCCGTATAGAGAGAGGGTGCGAAGTTTTGGAATGCGAAGCGGGGAGGCAGGAGTAGTAAACTGCGCACCTCCGGAGAAAGCAGCGTCAAGGGTGATTAGGTTTTCCCATGTGGAATTTTGAAGATTTATTGACAATCCGGAGCCGGTGTACACCATATTAATTCCCACAGTGTTGGTTCGCCATGCCGACCAGTTTTCACTAGGATTACCGATATAACCGGAGATATTGTTTGTTATAAAGTATTGGCCTCCTACATTAAAGTTTACGAACTTGTATTTAGATACGTGGCCGTTATTTGATGGGTTTGTCGAAGTACCGATATCAAGTAAGCTACCAGACGCACCAGAAGCTTCTATGTCGTAACTGAGTAAATTACCATTGTTACTCATTTTTGGCAATGAGCCAAAAAGAAATCTGTAAGATCGACCTCCTTTTCTCGACCAAGACAGGTTTCTTAGATCTGGAAATACGTCATCGAAACGTGGGCTAAAGCCATAAAACCTGTCTCCGAGCGAAAGAGTATTCAGAGCGGAGAATTGTCGATAGTCGGTTCCAGCGGTGCGAGACTGATTAAGGACATACTTCTCGAACAATGTATCCGACCAGTCATCCCCATCTTCGTTGACAATCGCACCGGTCTTTGGGACCGTCAGGTAGCTGATACCTGTATAGAGGGGGAATGAAAACGATGGTGTTGCCGAGCTATCTCTGTAGTCAAACCACCCCATCGGACCGCTGCGCCATGTATCCCCTGAACCAGACAAATCCAAAGTACGGAGTTTGGTTCCAAGGGTTTTAAGCCATAGTGGCAGAACGGTCATCGATCCGCCAGACATTGCAAAGGTCTCCAGGTTATTGAAACCAATTAGTCCCAGATCTTTTCGGTCGGGGAATTCGCGAACATCGATACCGGAGAATTCGATTCCTTTGACTTTTTCCGGATTAACGTAAAGGTACAGGTACAGATCGTAGAGGTTTTGATAACCGGTTGTTGTGATATCAATATTTAACGTGAACGTTGTCGAACCTTCTGTTTGTGTTTGTTGAGTGACAGGAAGAAATTCAACTAGCGGAGAGTTGGGTCGTTGTTGTGCCGGTTGAATCTGATAACCAAAAAAGTACGGAGCGGTTGAATCAGTAAATGTAAAACGTATTTGACCTGTTGCTAATCGGCAGTATACCCGTAACGGCGTATTTTTGGTTGCTAATAGTCGTACGGGTACCGTAGCCCCGGTGTTGCCGTTGTCGATATTTACTGTAATCGCATGAGATGGGTTTTCAACAACCGGTGATTTGGTTAAAAAGGAGGATTTAGGCAGAATAATACGGTTGACGTGGGAACGGCGTCGAACCCTAATCGATCCGGGATACAACGCACTTAAAAAATAACCAACATTGTTCGGATCAGTTTCAGCGTTAAATAGACTAGCTCTGGATGTTGACAACGCGACATTTTTTCTCGACGGATTAGAAAAAAGCAATTCCCCTATCGTATTTGTCCTATACTGTGCGCCCGAACATTGAATGGATCCGTTAAAGATTATAACGTTTGGTGTATTTTGACTAGGTGACCCTATACCGCCAAGATGAAACTCCGGACTATAGTATTCCTTGTTGATATAAAGTCGAGTTGGAATACTGTCATTATAGACAGTGTGGATCTGATGAAGCGATGGTAAAAGAAGACGAGATAGGCCCGATGCGGATCGTAGATCTTCGCGGGTTATTGGTTCTGAGACACCATATAGACGATCGAGAATCTCTGGGCGAATTAATATATTCCGTAACGCATCACGTTTATCGGAATCAAAAATTTCCGCAAGATTAGCCGTGCTGTCGGAAACTAATCCGATGTCTGGCCGAGAAAACCTGCCAAATCCTGGAAAAAAGGAATCCGCCATCCACCAACAAATAAGCTACTCTCTATAGAGCTTTCAACGACTATTGCTCAGTGTAGTTAAGGGACATGTAAATTTCATTACTAGTTTCGTTATGGTTACCGAGTGACCGAGCGATGAAAAATGTTGCGAGATTCCCATCGTCTTCGTTGACAATGCTCTCAGCGGAGATATTAAACACCGTATTCAAATCAATCTCGGTCGGTGTATTAGCGGAAATGTAATATGTTGCCAGTGGGATAGCTTGACTGGGATTAGTTAAGTATCTTAACGGATACTGTGAGTTCGTAAATATTCCGGCTGAGTTAGTCCCTCCAGGGGAGAAGAAGCTGCCGCACTTACGAGGGTTGGTGTGGATAGACTTATACGTATCTAGGGTCGATTCGCTTGCGTTAATTGTCGGAGCGGTAGATAGGTTAAGAAGATCGGTCTGGGTGTAAGTAGTAATCGATTTTACTGCGCCGTTAGACTGCGGACTAGCTGACCATTGGCTATGGTAATCGGGAGTTCCAGAATCTGAAATTGATACAGTTGAGCGGTGGGGGGTAAATGGTCTAACGTCGACACCATTCATCGTTTTTTGACCGACCCAAAGACCTCCAAGTTTCGCTCCTTGACGTCCTTGTACAAATACACGGATAAACGGGACATTTCCCGGTGCGATTTTAGAGACAAGAATCTGTCTAACCCTAGAACGTTTATCGATATTTGCGATATATACGACATTATAGAATACGGTAACGCTACCAACCGCTATACCTCCAGGTAAAGAGTTACCGATGGGTAGCAGGTAAAGAGTGACGCCGTCATCGACAACCCTGGTAATTCCTCCAGTTGTCGAAACATTTGCGGTCGAACCGCCTTGGACTAAGGTGATTGTGTACGGTTCACCCAAGTTTGGCCAAGGGGAATTGGTGTCGGATACGTAATAGGTTGTTACAGAGGTCTCTGAGTCAACTTCAGCGATAATGCTGACGTCGCTACGCAATTCACGGCCAGCTTTACAAAACAAACCGCGACAAGGGCCGCCCTCGATACCAGGGACGGAGATACGTTGATCGTCAAGGTCGGTTAAACCGGAGTATGAGGTAAATTCACCGGACTCTAGGTTATAAGTATCAACAGATACGAGAGGGTTAGTCTCAATGTACAAGATATTGTTTTGATGGTTATTTACAAAGTCATACGGTAATCCTTCGTAAAAATTCTGACCATCCCACACTGCAGTCGGCTCGATTCCCCAGTTGACATCTGGTGTTGTCGCGTAAAGATCGTTGCCGGAGTCAGTTGTTTCAGGCCATACAAATCCGAAACGGAGCGAAGAAGAGTGAGAAGAGTCTAAACCTGTTTCCGATCCGCCTACCCAGTAAATATAAAACTCATCGCTAAGTACGTCGACAGTACTTAGAAGGATTTGATCACGGCGAAAATAATCAAACTCAATGTCGTATCCGGTTTCGTATGGGGCGACAGGAGCGTAAAGGAAAGGAAGATAGACGTTAGACGAAGATGGTAACGTATTTCGGCTAGAAAGATACACGTTTGACGTTGCGTCTCTTTGTAACTTAATAGTTAAAGATCCGCTACTAAAATCCTTTTGAGTGGCGGGAAATAGTGCATAAAGGTCGTTCCCAATAACTCTTACGACTTGGTCTCCAATAACGCTCCAGTTACTTGAACTGGCCGGGCTGCGAAATCCTCCAACCGATGCCGTACTATACGCCGCTACCGCACTATAACTCGATGCGTCGGTACTTGATATTCCGATGGCCGGTCGGTCTAGAGTAAAGTACGGATCGATAGTGAATTTTCCTTTAAGACGTCTGCTTTCCGGTAGTTGTTTCCATTCATACCCTTCTTGATGTGTATACGCCCACTCCGGACACCCCCTTTGCCTAACAATCTTGATCTCACAGTCCCTCTGACTGTATACAAATGCGTTTTCTGGGAATATCTCTTTCTTATTGTAGAGTTCGGATCCGAAGCGATTGACGAGAAACTGTCTAGGTTTGACACCCATTAACGTCGTCCAGTCGATGGCATTAAGCTGGGTTTTAGACTCAGAGAATCCTGGACTAGGGAGATACTGAACTTTCGATTGTGCGTTTAGACTGTATAACGTACCTTTATCATACCCGTCAATATAGTACGACGCACCAAACTTATACACATACTGATCGACACGGATAGTGGAAGAGTCAGAGATCAGTAGGCGATACTTAAAGTAGAAAAACGGATCGGCAAGGCAAGGTTGGCCGAGCTGGTTTTCGATTACAAGGGTATGCAGAGTTACCCACCGACACTCGTCGTTCTCAACGGGTACGTACGCATAGAATCTTGCCCCAATTGCACCGTACCAACCGAACTCGATCTTGTACATGGTCACGGTGTCAGGGTTAAGAATATATCCTGTTTCTCCTTCCCCCCCTAACGGATCTCCATTCATGATCTTTTGCTCGATCACTGTTTCGTATTGAACTTGGCCATTACGAACAATGGTACGGGTGTTATCCCGGTAATTCGCATTCTGCAGAAATACGGTATCTTCTAACGGAACGGTGGATCGGCGGACAACAGAAAAATTCGCACCGTTACTAAGGCGGAACATATACGAGTCGGTATCGTTTTCAATACCAAATTCGAGAACGGTTCCCGGACCGGCTCCGATTTCACTGACTTTGACGCCGTACGTAAATCCGCTGATGCGTCCGGGCTGGTAACGGAATGAGCGGATAGATTTTAAAGTAATTTCGCTACGAATACCTTGTACACCGCCGATCCGATTAGTATCAGTAGGCAGATCTATTTGTTCACCAAATGATTCGGACGGCCAGGAGTCCGAAAAGACATTGTTTGTCCGGTCAGCGACAACGGGAGTGTCTAGAATGAAGTAGGGTAGTTTAAGATCACGTTCGAGAGCGGTTACGCTGGATTCGTTTGGGTGTACGGTGAACTCCCAGTTCTTAAGATCGGTGCGGAGCAGGTTCCAATCTAATCCGAAATACTTTTCCCATAGCTCCGGAGTTGGATTTGTTCGGATACGGTAATGACCACGGTCTTCTGGGCGGCCGGAGGGATAGTAAACGCGCGTGCTGCTAAAGAAAAACGAATCCCAGGAGACATTGAGATCTTGAGGCAACCTAGCAGTCGCTTCAGGAATGATGACTCCGCTCGCACCCCATAACGACTCACTACCACGCCAATCTTCAACCGTCGTCGTATTAAAGTTATAAGCGCGTCCGCTAGGAATAATTGGGTAATTGCTTATTGGACCGAAGCGGTTCTGTTTGATGTCTAACCAAATTTTATCCCAGTATAGTTCGTTAAATGTGTAGGTACCGTTACCACCTATAGTAGGAGGGTATGTGGTAAGCAGGTACCCAAGGTTAAATTGTTCCCATTGTGACTGTGTGAAGTTTTCAACAACATACCGAAAGAGATATAACGCGACAATAGAGTTAAGGTATTGCCCCCATCCGGTATAGCGTTCACCTCCTCCTGGGTTAATAAGTTGGTCCTGGATACCTGGACGTGGAGGTTCGAGGAACGGGGTCGGGTTGGACGATAACACTATCGCCGCGTTTCTTTCGTCTTCGTCGAAACTTGTCGGATAATAGTTCCCAGTTGAACTCGGACGTCGTGTCCACCACCACCCTGCTGAGTCACCATCTCCGTAACCGCCACTATCAATACGCCAATCCTTGGGGTCGAGTCCGTATGTCGATACGTTTCCAAACAGGCCTTGTTGTGTGGTTTCGCGATTGATACCCAGCAATGACCGTGACACCTCGCTTTGCTCCGCAAAGCGTTCGACAATAGGGAGAGCAGCAGGGGAGCCTTTACTAAAATTATTCGCTGTGCTTAGGCCGTCGGCCTGATACGAGTCGGAGTTTACTACGACACTCGGAGCTGTATCAGCCCCATACTCACTTAACCGATACTCGTCTTTCTCTGTAACCAGTGGTGCGCCTTGTTCGGTAGCCAAAGCGAAGCCCCTGATATCGACCATCTGCTTGACACCGCGACTTTTACGAGGTGGTGTCTTGTCTGCCCGGATTGATTGTTTGCCGGCCATTGATCACTGCTCCTCCCAGGTTAGAGAGTTGACAATAGAAAGTTGAGTCGATGGTTGGCTGGTCGCCGATGTTGATTCCCACATCGCATATGCGCAGAGAATGTCAACTTCGTTAGTAAGAGGGTACGAGATGTATTCTTTGTTGTAGGCAAAGTAGTCGGTTAGGTCGTATTGTGCGCCGCCGGCATTACTATACAAGGAGAAGATGATACTGCCCGTGTTTGCAACTGGCGCAAGACGGAAGTCTTGAGATACTGACGCACCTGATAGTTGCGCGATGGATTCAAAACTACCAACCCGCTCTGTCTCGTTCCATTTTTTCTGGTCTTCGTACTTAGTATGAGTAAAATCACCGGTAAACGGGGTGATTGTACCTTGGGTATTAAACGTATACATTCTGACTGGAAGCACGGATCCGTATACAGTTACCGGCTCGTTCTGCGCGGTATAGTTTTGAACGTAATACTTAGACCCTTTACGGAAAAAGCGAACGAGAATTGAAGTTTCGGATACAGAGGGATTGGTGGGGAAACCACCTACCGGCACCGATCCGGTACCAATTCCCCTCATGTATGCGTGTAGGTACGAGCCATCAGCACTAAGCAATCCTTGGAGGGTGGTGAAATCACCGCTGGAGATGTTTGTACCGGAGATAATTTCTCTAGGAACAGTACCGGATCCGAGATTAAAGCCAAATTGGGGGGAGCCGGAGATACTATAAAGCGTGATAGCGTAGGACTGTGAAAGTGCGGAGTTGTTAAGGTTGTTAGTGATCAGTAGGGGATTTTTGATAAAATTGACCGTGACGATATTACTATCAGTGCTGGGGTCGGTAATACCAATGCCGTATTTGATCGGGTAAAGCTGGATTCGGTTGCGGATCGGTGTACCGGTTGTGTTTGATACTTCGTCCTTGGCCCTCAGCGCAACCATTGCTCGTTGGCGACGTGGTACAATAAGTTCGATTGAACTGCCGTTGCTTAGGAAAGTTGTTGATTTATTGAAATATAGTCGGACATTGCTACCTCCGTCGTTTTCTACCCAGATTACTCGCATTGTAGTATCGGCCTTTAGATACGCACCAACTAGTTGGTCTTTATCCGCTTGGGGTACCGTGCTTGCAAGGATGCTGAAGTAGTTACTGGCTGGTACGGTAGCTACAGAAGTTTTGATACCACCATACGACACGGATTTAGCGTAATCGGACGATTTAGACAGCAACTTAACGGTGCCCTTGTCGCCACCGTCAATGTAGTACGATGCACCGTATTTTACTAGTGTGCTTTTGTTGTTCGGTAGCCCGTTGCTTAGCCCGGAATGGGTGAGGTAAGTGATGGGAAGTGTCGCATTACCTAACGACGCTACGTCGAGTTGGTTCGATGCCCGCATGTGGTGTACTCGTACCCACCTCGCTTCACCATTGGCTACAGGGACGTAACAAAGGAACAATGCGCCGACTGCGCCGTACCATGAGAAATCGATTTTCCACATGGTTACTTTGGTAAAGTCGACATCGTATACAGAGGCATCGGTAAGGGTTTGTCCGTTTAATTCGATTTGGTCGCCAGGACGTTTGACGCCGATGACTGTCGGGTCGACGTTGGCGGTGGAGACGTCAGACCAACGGACAATGTTGTCGCTACGACCATTGAGTTGGTCGTTGCTGAACATAGCACGAACCGGACGCCACTCGTACACTGTGCGGTATTGAGGCGGAACACAAATCTTAAACCACTCCTTTAAGGTGACGTTTCTGGTTCCGGGGTCAGTCGATTCGGTATTGTACTCTTTGCCCGCGCTGCGGTGAGAATCGGTATCAAAAGCGGCGTCGAATTCTCCGTTAGAGATCTGTGTTCCACCTTGAACCGTCACCAGCAGGTTCCAGACTTTAACTCCGCTATTCGCTTCTGAAGGATCGGTATCATACCCGAATCTCGCGTTATTAACCGCAACACTAAGAGCGTCGCCGGACAAAGCAATTTCGGATGTAAAGTCAGCTCCACCACCTCTACTCAGATTCGTAACAATATCTTCCCATCGACAATGAGCGTCTAGGCGGATGTACTGGGATGCGGGCTTCAGGAACTGGTTGTTAGTTTTCCAGCCCTCATACTCCAAAGTCGTAAATGTGCTTGGCTCACGTTGATCAAGAGGGAATTGAAACTGACGGCCGGCTAGGTGTTCGACAAATGCGCCAGCGCTATTTCGATATGCGAGACGGACTGCATAGCCAGAATTCGGCTCGTAGTCGGACAAGGTGTTAGGAGCAGATTCAACAGCACGGACATTAGACGGGCTGTAGCACAAGCTCGGATCGTAGATAGCGGCGGCGACATAGCATAGCCCGTTACGGTAAATAACTGGATCGACACCAACCACTCCCCAGTTGCCACCTTTAATATTGCTTGTACCACTCAACGCTGCGACCTTGTTCCATGCGTCGCCAGTTGACTCGATGCCCGTAGGTTGCGATGGGGTCAGGGCTTGAGTCCGTCTAATACACCGGAAGTCGTTGTTATCACCACTGTTAACGATTTCGAAATAGTAGCCGTCAAACTTATCAAAGATGCCCCATTTTTTAATGGTCGGCGCACCTTTCATGATGTTGCGGTTGGGGGTCGCTTCGTCGTATGTGGATAACGTTCGATTCATTTTGACGCCCATGGTCGAAGACGAAACTCGGCCGGGCTGGTAACGGAAGAACCGTTTCGATGTCAGTACGGTCGTCCGGCCTTCGCTCGCGACTAGCTCCGCGCCCGCCTCACGCTCAAGGTGGTTTACGCCTGTTCCGGTATCCGGATCGTTTTCAAGAGGAATTTGCGACCATTCTGAGGGGTTGACGTCGTAGGTGTTGACGTCAGCGAAGATGCCTAGCGCGACTTCGGCCCTGGGGATGCCGAGCAGGCTTAACGCCACCTCCGACTGGATCTTGTTCTGTTCTTCAACCGGAATCGGGGGCTGATCCTCCGCGAATACGACTGGGAGTGAATTGACCGCCTTTTGTTGACCGAGGGGTACCGGGGCGGTTTTACCAATAATCGTTTGTTTGTTAGCCATGGGGATCAAAAGGAGTGGGCGATTAGGTTGCCGTCAGCGACGAAGTAGTTAGAGCGAACGATAAACAATGAGCCGCCCAGGAATTCGACAGGGGTAGATGACAGTGAGAGGCCGGAGATAGGATTTAGAAGGAGGGAATTAGTATCGGAATCGATACCGACTACGGTGTACGCAGAGGTTTGATCCCAAGCATTAAGACCAGAGTTGCTGAAGCCGGAGATTCGGATCTTATCGTTTTCGGTGCTGGTAGCCGAATATATTTGGAAACTTAACAGATCACTAGGGTTTCGCAGAGCGATAGCGATGTATGGGTTACCACCGATTGTCGCGCTGCAGATAGATAGTGGTGAAAATCCTCGAGATCCATTACCAATCAACACGGTCGAGGTGACCTCGTACATGTACCCACTAACGTTAGTTAGCGTGTTTGTCGCAGGTATGGTTTTACCACCTACCGTTGCGGTTGTGGTGCCGGGAAGAGTCAGGGAAAAAATACCAGCCTCGAGTTGTGCGGCGGTTTCGAGTACCCGGAAAGATCCGATGGCGGGAGTAGTTTTAATGCCTGCTGCATTTAACGCGAAAATGTCCGCGTTTATCGAGTTCTTGACAATACCGACAGACTCGCCACCCAACGTTACAGTCATGTACACAGGGTCAAGAGCAATACCTTGACGAACCTCAATTGCTGCTTTGCTGTATTCGTTGTTGTAGGTATCGATGGAACGGATGACGGAGTCATTGTCGCTGTAGGCCAGGTTACCCTGCGCGTTCCATTGGAACGAGTTTTCAAGTTTCAGTCCGGCATCCCCACACGACCGAATAATGTTACCGTTAATTGTGCTGTACTCGGTACTGACAACTCTGGGTCCGGTGGTTGCGAATTCTAAACGATTGCCTTGCGCGACGATGTTTTCGCTTGTATCGATTAGTAGTGGTGATACGGTTTGTTCGTAGGCGCGGCCGGTAAACTGTACCGTGTTGTTGGTAATAGCCGCGCCACGTGTGCCGTATAGTGCGATTCCGCCTCCACCGCATTCGGCCACCGTGCAGTCGTTAATGATGATGTTATCCCCGTATTTAATTTGTAGTCCTACTTCCGACGTGATCGGTGATACCTGAGAAAACGATTCGCTTCGGTTACCGTCGATCGCAATTGAACGGATACGGATGCCAGAAACTCTTGGTGATACTGATTCACCGGTAAAGTTTAAAACGCCAGGGGTTGTCGGATTACTTAACGTGCACGCAAGACGCCTAATGACCGAACCGTCACCAATGCCTCGAAGTGAAAGGTTGGAGAAATCAGACTGTGACGTATTAACAAACGACGTATCGGAGATATTGTAAATTCCGGCTGGGAAAAACACCTCTTTGATTGAGCCGGACGCAGCGAGAGACAGTGCGTTACGGACGGATTCGGTGTCGTCGATGACGAAGCGAGCAGTGTGGCCGGCGGCAAGTTGACTACCGATAGAAATCCCGGTACATTGAATGTAGCTGGGCAAAGAGCCTAGTGGATTCGGGATGATCCGTAACCGCTCCCGACCTCGCACTCTCCGGACTTGTGTTACCTCAGATCCGGCAACGGAGAATACGTTGGACAGGTAAGAGGGGAGGACGGGGTCGGACTCCCACCCTGGAATTTCAAGTAGACCGAGGTCGCGAAAGACGTTATTCCCCGAACCCGGGTAGCCGACTTTGTTATTTCCGATAACGCCGAGAAAATCTACTCGGTTGCCCCAGACTCGGTAGATGACTGGCAATGCGTACTGGGTGGTTCGGGAGAAAGTGAGTTGAACGTATTGCTCGGTTCCCCAAAGGTCCGGATTCAGGACTTTAGTACCGACATTTACAGTCGATCGAAAGAACGGCAAGCGACCGTTTTGTGGATCGAATCCGAAGACGTAATAAGTTAACGGGGCTAGGTTGAAGTTAGTGCCAGGTGAATTTGAGAAATCAACACCGACGGAGGTGTGGGCTGATACGGAGAGAATAGGGGTGTCGGCAACAGTTGGGGAGTCGTATGAAAATACCTGCAGACCCGTGCCAGACTTCAGCACGTCCTGGTACTGAAATAACGAGTTACCTTCTCCGTCATCAATGCTTGAAATAGTAACTATGTTATCGCTAATATCTGTTATTGTTCCAGTAAATTCTAGATCACCTCGTCCAGTCGCCCCGAGATTTCGTACATTAACGTACGCGTTCCGATCTTCTGGAACCTGGACTACAACGTCCCCTGACCTCTCCGGTATGTACCGCATGCGAAATATCCTCTACTTTAGCTTTCAACGAAAAACCGGCCGAGGAGTGGATGGGAACTGAGGCCAGAATCCGCTAATTCGGATAACGACTGCTTAAGTTCTTTCTCTCGTACCGGGTCATTTTGTAGTGAGTTTAACTCTTGCTCGATTTGATATGGGTCGGGGTATTTGCCGTCGACACGGTAAATATTTTCAAGCATGTCAGATATCGTAGGTGGTTAGGGGACGGTGCAGGGTGTAGGAAAGTACGGTGTCTAGGGCGTTAGAAGCTGTACTACCATGCCAAACAAACAGTTGATCACCTTCTTTCAACGTGAACTTGTTGCCGTTGATAACATCGTAGGAGGTGTTAGGGGGTAGATTAAGATTGTTGAGAATGTAGGCGCTGGTGATACCGTTGATGATTTTGGCTGATACGGCCAGGTTAGTGGTAGTTTTGTTACACAACAGTAGCGAGGTAACTAGCACAAATACCTTCTGGTAATCTTCTGGCGTGCCGGTGGTTGTAGGCACGGTAATCAGCCTGCCGGCTTCTGCACCCTCGACGCTTGTCGGTGACGCGAATTTATTGGTGGATACGTTGGAAGGGAGTAACATAACGGGGAATTAGCTCCAGATTGCGGTGTTAATAAACTGCGCGGCGTGCATGCCGACTGCGTCGGCCCGGCGGATTGGGGAGTACGCGGTTTCAGGGTCTGACTCCACCTCGATGACGTTACGGGCGAGGACGAGAGGAATCTCGGATCCAAATCCGTCCTGGAGTCGGCCCTGGTTACGGAGAGCAAGGTTGCCAGTTCGTCGGAGGGGTAAGAAAGTGGTCGGTACTCCGTCGGTATCGGGTTGACCGGTAACGGTTGTAAGAACGACGTTTCTAAAGGTCTTCGAAATATCGAAGTTTTGAATGTCTTGAGCCACGGAAACGAATTAACTCTACTACTGTGCTTTCAACGGGTTTCTGTGCTATGATAACAGTGGTCGGAAATGACCGCTTTACTTTACCTACCCCCCCTTTCTTATGAATAAAAAGGATCTCGCAACACTGATCGACGCCTATGCTGATGCGAAAGCGTCGCGAAATCAGCACCTAGTTAATAGTATGGTCGCGCAGCTTGAACAAGCGCTTGACGGTTTGTTCGCAGATAGCGGCGATGAGCTGGAGGAAGCACCTAGCTCTGAGTTTTGATCGCACGCGGGCGGGAAACCGCCCGTTTATTTTCTCCCTTTGCTATGTCCCCCTCCATTTACATTCTTCGCAACAGTACGGACAAAATTCCCACCGACTGCGAAGTGGGCGATTGCGTCATTTTGCCGAACGGCGATGTTCTGGTTAAGACGCCAACGATATGGAATCTGTTGCCTGGCAGCCTGATCAGTATCGACGAACTGAAGGAGTTTGTGGGTTATGTTTCATCCGGTTGGCCGGATGATCCAGATGTAGCCCGCGCTGACATGGATAAAAAAATTCCGCCCGTATTTCTTGAGCGGATGGTGGAAACGGTTAAGAAATTGACGGTTTAACTTATCACCACGGTACGCCTGAGGCTTTGGTAGGTTGACGCTGCTCTAGGATTTGCTGTTCCAGAGCGGCGTGAATCTCATCGATTTTTTCCGCACCGCCTAGCTTTTCTTTTACCCAGCCGATTACGATATCGGAGGTAAGTTCGGAGTACGGGATGACGGTATCTCCTTCTGCCGGGGCTTCGAGGCCGATAGAACCATAGGCGCCGGAACTGTAGACGTTGTCGGTGGCGGAAACTTGGTAATGCGCTGTGTATACAATGCCATCGGCAGTGTGTCGTTCTAGATTAGCGATGGACCAGGTGAATTGGATGTCAGACATAACAATAATGGGAGTACCCTATAGTAGCTATCAACGGAATTTTAGCAAAACGACAGAAAAGATTAGTTAACAAGCCATAAGTACACAAGGCACGCAGTAGCTGCCGTCGCCATAGGTGCAGCTCACGTTGGTGCTGGTGACTTTGGCGATGGTTTTACTGCGGATGATGTCGTCGTCTTGGGGTTTGGCGGTACCATCACCTGCGGACATGAGCAGATCACCCCGCTCGACAGTGACGCCCTGAGCGATCCGGATAATGAAGTCACCCGTCATTGCGCAGTAGAAGTCGTTGGTGTAGGTGTCGTCGTCATCGTCCCAAGCCTGGAACACACCGGACACGTTCTTATCACCTTCAACGTCGCTCACCTTCATTCGGTTGAGCTGTTCATTGTCCTCTTCGCCCCATTCGCACATCTCGTCAATGTTGGAGAGAACAGTGCCACGCAGGATTTCAGTGCGCTCAGCACCAGAAGGAAGTTGAGACCAGCGGCTTAAGTGAGCGCCGTTGTAAGAAACGGTTGTGCCAGAAACAGAAATAGTACCTTCTTCAATGCCATCTTGACGGAGTGAAACAATTGTACCGTCGTTAGTCGTTCTAGAAAAAGTAACTACCGTGCCCCCGCCAGTAACAAAAGCTGTTGTTGCATTGCCTTGGCGTATTTGAACACCTTCAGTAGTAAAATCATTTACAGTTTTTCCAATAAATACAGTTCCATCACTTGTAATCCTCATCCGCTCCGTCGGAGAACTCGCCCCATCCGCAGTAGTGGAGAACACCAGCCTACCTGGGTAGTCATTTGCCCCACTGGTCGCATCGGCGGTAGCTGTTATCTGGGCGAATACACCTGAGTTACTGCTTTGGTCAGTAAAACGCAAATAACCAATGTCAGTCCCAGCTCCCAACCCTGCAGAAGCCAATCCGTTGTAAGAGATCTGCGCAACACCAACAGCAGAACCGTTTGATGCACCTTGAACTACCAGTTTGCTTACACCGCCAGACCCATCAGACGTGCCCACTAGAAGCCTGCCGGAGCTGTCGATGCGGGCGCGTTCGGTACCATCTGTCCAGAACTTATGTGAGCCGCCTGTTGTGCTTCCTAGATAATAATTAAGATCAGGTCTTGTAGTATTTGTGTTTCGATTTAGATACTCTAATACCCCTCCGTTGAAGGTGGTAGTTGCTGGACTAAACTCAAAATTTTCATTGTTGGTTGATACTACTAGCTTGGCGTTAAGGCTCGTAGTGCCAATCCCTAAACGGCCTGACGTATCCAGCAGCATTCTTGTGGTGCTGTTTGTCATAAACCCACAATCATGGTTTGAAAGCGAACCGATTTCTGGACGAGTTGAATAACCAATTCCTCCGTAAATTGTGCCATTTCCAGCACTAATAACACCTCCTTGAACATCAAGTTTATAACTAGGCGAACTAGTCCCTATGCCCACGAGCCCTGCCTGCGTAATTCGCATACGCTCGGCAATACCTGAACTATTATTAGTACTAAACGTAATCTGCCCCTGGTCGCTAAATGAACCAGTTAAAAAGCCAATTTGAACAACGTCAAATTGGTTTGCAGAACCAGCAAAAGAACCAATTTTACTGATAAGAGAATTGGCAGATGCAAATCCGGCGCCATTAACAAGGCGAATATTGCCACTGGCGTGAATAATTTCTTGAGGGCTTGAAACTCCAATCCCAATATTCCCACTTGCATCAACAAACAACCTGCCAGACCCACCAGTGCTGATGGCTACTTGGTCTGCGCCGGGGGAATAAATGCCAGTATTTAAATCACCCGTAAACGACAGACTCGGTGCCGCTGCGGTGCCGGCTACCAGCGATATCGAACCATCCGCATTTTCCCGTATCTGCGACCAGTCCAATACTCCGTTGCTGTTTTTAAGAATCTGACCGGATGAACCAGAACTGGCCGGAAAGGTTATTTTATTATTACCGGCTACAGGTGCGGCCTCGAGTTCGGTATAGCCAGAGGCTGATCCGTTGAGTCGTAAAGTCATGGAAATTTAATACGCGCGTCACCGCCTTCTTAAAGGCTTTCAACGGGGCGAATGTTAACCGTGCGGGGTTTAGTTTATGCGCTAAAATTTAATGACTTTTTGGGTGATTGGTGAAGGGGACTTAGAGGTTTGCCATTCGAGTAACGCTCCAGGTGACTGTTTGTGCCACTCCTGAGCCTTGGGTTGCCTGGACGTTAGCGCCACTAAGAGAAAGAGTAAGAAGTGATCCGGCTTTTAATGCTTGAATGCTATGGCTGTTTGTCACAACTGATCCGACAATGTAAACAGCATGATAAGCGCCTGCATTTGCAGTACCTGTAATTACCGCAGTAACCATGTATGTAGCATTCAGATTTTCTAAAGTAAACAAAGTGGTGGCTGTATTGTGATTGGCGCTAACTGAACCAGTAAATGAGGCAAAATTTCCAGCTAAAACAGGAGCGGTATTGCTATTCACTCCAGATGCACTAGACGTACCAACCAACAACCTGCCGGAGCTGTCGATGCGGGCTGCTTCTCCGCCTGTCCCTATGCGGAAAACATGAATACCGGCATAAGCGCTTCGCCCTGCATCGTATGTAAAAGTACCGCTAGTGTAATCACTGGTGATACTGCCGTAGACATTGGCACTTCCGTTGTTATACCATTCAATTCCGCGAGCACTCCCGTTGGTACTGGAGCTAATTCTGATAAGAGCGCCTGTGGAGGCGTCGTCTATGTGAAACTTTGCACCAACGCTCGTAGTGCCAATCCCTAGGCGCCCATTTGGAACAAAAACATCTGCCGCAAGACCTGTGCCAACCTGCAGAGTGCTTGTATTTACGCCATTGACACGAGTTAATATATTCAGGAATCCTCGGTCAGGGTTTCCGTTACTAGGACTGCCTTGTAGACGGGCAAATAGTATGCTTGCTCCAGAACTATCATTGCCCGTAAAATCAAGTATTGGTCCTGAGGTTCCAAAGCTATATGCTTGTGTATCCGTCAGTCTTGCAAAAACACCAGAACCAGAAACGTGGAGTGGTGCTACAGGCGAACTGGTCCCTATGCCTACAAGCCCTGCCGATGTGATGCGCAGGCGTTCTAAATACGAACCTGCATTTGCCGTATAAAAAGCCAATGCGCCGGAATTTGTACCTGGACCGGTTGCAAGCGCTCCGATCTTTGCTTGAGTATCTGTTGTAGTTATTCCAAGAAACTGCATTTCTGCAGCCCAGCCATTGACATTGGCATTTTGTAAAACAAGCGCAGTCCCATAGTTGTTAGTGTTGATTGTTGCGTGAATACCATTCCCAACCGATGGTGCACTGCCAACACCAACGCGCCCACTCGCATCCACAAACAACCTGCCAGACCCACCAGTGCTAATTGCCACTTGGTCTGCGCCGGGGGAGTAAATGCCGGTGTTTAAATCACCTGTAAACGATATGCTCGGAACTGTTGCGGTACCGGCCGAAAATAATACGGACCCGTTTGCCTCTAGGACAAGGTTATTACCAGGATTGGAGGGGTTTTTTAGGTTTGTGGTGACTAGTGTTGACATGGGTATCTGTTATTTACGCGCCCTCAAGCGCAGAGATTCGGGAAAGGATGTCAGTTAAAGAGGCTTTTTGGTGCGCGTTTTCGGCTTCAAGGGTTTCAATGCGCTCCATTGCTTCCTGCAGCGCCTTGACGGCTTTCATGTAGAGCACTGAGTAGTTCACGCTCTTGGTGACGGTGCCAAGGTCGTTGCCATCTGTGTCGCGGTCAGTTGTTTCATAAACAAGACCAGGAGAAACAAGCTCAATTTCCTGCGCAATCACGCCAATCTGGGTGTGCGCTCCACCTTGCTTAAGATTGTATTTTCTAACGCGAAGGTTTTTGATGTCATTCCATTGCTCAGACGCATCAACAATATTTTCTTTCAGTTTTAAATCAGAAATTGCGCCGTAGCTGTTGTTAGTATTTTGGATGTTTCCGTTTGAGAAGATTATGTATCGCTGGATGGACCCGCTGTCGCTGAAACCAGACGCAAAGCCGGACCCAGTACCGCCGCCTGCTGCTATATATTGCGTTAAAGCATAATTTGTAAATGTTCCGGCTGTGTTATATGTTTGCAGGCAACGCTCATTAACAGACTGATAGAATTTATGCCAAACAGATCCTCCATCTGGACTGTAAGTACCAGTTTCTGAGCATTGGATATAACCGTTCTGTCCAATCCTCATCCGCTCCGTCGGAGAACCAAGGGTAGTGCTATTAGTTCCAAGTGTTAAATCGTACCCAGTGCCGTTGTATCTATAACCAATGTCAACGCCGTGAATAGCAGCTCCGTCAAAACCAGCTAGTAATGACGAGGTTATATTTATTGTTGAATATGCAATATTTGCAATAAATGCTTTTTTGTCATAAGCCGGGTTTCCGGCTGAAACGACTGCGGTCTTTGCTTCTACTTGACCGCCAGCAGCACTAGACGTACCAACTAAGAGCCTGCCGGAGCTGTCGATGCGGGCGCGTTCGCCGGAATTAGCAAAAAACCTTAAAGCATCACTGGCGTGGTCATACCCAACAATGCCGTAAGAACCTGTACTGCCCTTTGAAAATAAAATATCATTTGATGCTGTAGAAGCAGCTTGAAACTCCCAATAACTGGTTGCGGCATCAGAACTTTCAAATAATGTTTTAGTAGATGAACCTCCGCGAGCCGCTCCTGAAACACTGCCTGATTGAACATGAAGAAGTTTGGCAGGGCTCGTAGTGCCAATCCCTACAAGGCCTCCTGCAGTAATACGTAAGCGCTCGTTGCCGTTTGTTTTGAATAAGATTGGAAACGCGCCTGTATTTTCAAGGGTCGTATTACCAGTTCCACCGTTATACAACTCAAGAATACCTGCAGCAGAGCCACCACCAATTCCAGAACCCTGTTGAATTACACCGTTATTTGCAATACCAATTTTTCCATCATTCGTAATCCTCATCCGCTCTGTCGGAGAAGACGCCCCATCCGCAGTAGTGGAGAACACCAGCCTGCCTGGCATGTCGTTAGCACCAGGGGTGCCGTCTACATACGCTTCGATTGTTGCAGCTTCAACAAATTCTGAGCCGTCATTCCCCTGGAATGTAATAGCGCCAAGACCATCAGCACTAGAAACACTGACGTTTTGTCCTGTGCTTCCTTTTTGTCTGCCCAATATTACATATGGATAGCCTTCAGCGCCGCCAACTACTGAAATTCTTCGATTTGTATCATTACCTTCTACTTGAATAGCCGAAGACAATGTTGAGTTAAAGAAGTTAGCACGCGCACTAGACGTGCCCACTAAGAGCCTGCCGGAGCTGTCGATGCGGGCGCGTTCGGTGTTTGCAGTGTAAAGAGACATTGCCCCTGTGGCTGGGCCAACTCTACAAACGCCGCTTGAAACTCCAGGCGTGATTATAAAATCAGATGTAGAAGCATCTGTAATATCAAAAGCTGGACTATTGGCAGAAGTAACAATAGATAGCTTAGAGCTAGGGCTCGTGGTGCCAATTCCCACGTTGCCTGCCGAGGTGATGCGGAGGCGTTCTGAGCCAGCGGTCAACCACTGATGAGTTTGAACGGATGCTCCAGATCTTGTAACGATGTAAGCATTTTCACCGGTTGAGTTTGCGTCATTGATAGCGCGTAGGCGGAAAGTGCCAGCACCAATGCCGGTGCCAGTTTGCCAAGACCAATTCTTTTGATCTGTTGCTTCTCCTGGATCGGTAAAACGCAAATCTGCTAGGGCAGATGTAGAAAGATGTAAAAGTGATGTAGGGCTCGTGGTGCCCACCCCTACGTTACCTCCTAAAGGGTTAATAGATAGTGGAAATGCCGAATTAGTTCCTGTATCTCTTGTTTGTATCCAAGCATTATATGGAGAAGATGGGTTGGTTCCGAAATTAAGTTGAACGGCTGAAGTACCCGCTAAAGCAAGCGCGGCTCCAGAGTTAGACGAAAGCGACGGCGCAGTGGACGAATAACTGATTTCAGTTTTTGCACTGGGCGAGCTGGTCCCTATGCCTAATCTGCCGGAGGAATCAATCCTCATGCGCTCAGCGCTAGTGGCCGAGTCTATAAATCTTAAGCCAAAACTTCCCAAATACTTGTAATAATTACCGCCAACGTCAGATCCCCATTCGTGCATTGGATATGTGGCATTGTATGCCGACCATATAGTTAGAGTTGGGTTGTAAATACCGTTTCCTTGTCTGTTGATAGATACATTTATGTTTGAACCATCAGCATAAAAACGTATATCACCACCTGAAACATCTAATCTTTTTCCTGCACTGGCCACCCCAACCCCGACATTCCCACTCGCATCAACAAACAATCGCCCAGTGCCATTAGTGCTGATGGCTACTTGGTCTGCGCCGGGTGAGTAAATGCCGGTGTTGGTGTCACTCAAGAAACTCCATACGGGTGCTGCAGCAGTACCAAGAGAGCCAGCTTCGATTTGACC